GCCTCGTTAACGTATGCCGCTTTGATTTTTAACACATTCCGTAATGGTTGAAAATTCAACTTTTGTAAGAATCTGACAGCCAAATTTAGGGCGAACTATACAGTTACCATACACTTTTAAACATAAAATCATACATAATGCATATTATATATGATATTAATTTACATATACTACCAAACGGGGGGTGGTTTCCAAAAATGGAAAATGCTAACTTTTAATATTGAGGTGTAGCACCCCCAACCCACACACCTTAAAGCCAATTCACCCTAACCCCATCCTCGCACCCATTCAAATTTCAACCTTTTCCCCACCACCACTTATTTCTTTTCCCACTTTTCCCCATTTTTCACCCAAATTTTCACATTTTCCCACCACTATTTCACAAAATCTTGCGCTACTATATATTATATATATCTATTTTATATGATCATTTATTTTAATAATCACTACCACTTTACATAGTTATCAAAACTACATAAAATTCACCCTGCACAAAAAATATAAAGCTCACTTTACAAATTATAAATTCTGCTCCCTATCAAAATTCTTGTGTGTTAGCCAAATCAATACAACTTCCCCTTTTTCATATGCAGAATAATTAAATTAAATTAGTAATTTGAGCGTAGCGAAAATAACGAAGCCCGATAGGGCGAAGTGGTACTAATTTAATTTAATTATAAAAATAGGTAGTTCGCCGTTAGGCAACTACCGTGTAAGATTGGCGCAAGCCAAACTTACGAATGCAGATGGCGCAAGCCACCAAAGATATATATTCTATTTATATTAATATAATAATATAAACGATAAGCCAAAATCAATTAGTTAAAATAATCAAACTGTCATAAAGGGAATTAACATTAAGAAAAATTAAGAAAACTAAAGTTTAGAAACCAAGTGGCTAAAAAGCAAGCATAGCGCAAAGACTGCGTAGCAGGATTTAAGTGGAGCGTAGCTCATAACAACCCTTTTCAAGTAAAGGACAAGCATAAGCGAAGGGCGCTTGAAAAGCATTATGTAACTTTGGAAAAATACTCGATAGAGGCGCAAGATATAATTTTTTGTACATTGTTGTCACAAATATAATTATATATAAGATATGTAGGACAAAGATGTACAAAAAATTTTTAAAAAATGCCTATACTTATTGATATTTCAATGGCTACAGGCGTTTATATAAAAATGAGCATATGTACAAAAAATATTTTAGAAGATGTATTTTAATTTATTGTTGATATTTCAATAATATTCGAGTATAATGTTATAGTGAAAGGAGATTTAAAATGAAATTATGTCAATGTAGAAGCTGTGGAAAAGAATTTGATATGCCATTGCCAACAATGATAAGTTGGCTTGAGTCAGATAGTTTATCGGTTCCTGTTACGGTAGAGGTTTGTCCTTATTGCTTCAGTACAGATTTTGATATTATGATTCCAGATGAAACCCTATTAATGTTTCTTGCAAGCGGACTTAGTGAAGAAGAATTAAAATATGAAATTTGGTATCAATTAGAACAAGCAAGACTAATTAAAGTAACTCCAAATGGAATTATAAATTTATGCAAAAAGGATATGCAATGAATGAAAACAAGAATATAGAACATTTATATAATTTGAATATTGAAGGGTTAGTAAACTTAATTAAGCAAGAAAAAGAAATTTCATATTCTAAATTTTGTCCTCTGATTGGATTAGAACCTATGAAGGGAAATAGTAAAAAAAGTCAGCTTAAAGCCCTTGAGCAAATTTGTGAATATGAGAAGGTTGGAACTAAATTTAAGTTTATTAGACTTAGAGATGAAGGCGAATTATCTTTGGGAAGCTCGAACACAAAATATTCAGGGCTTATTGAGGATATACTTGCAACCTACTTAATCAATCAAGACCAAGACATTGTATTTTTTACAACTCTGGAGCTTATAGACTTTTTGGGGCTTGCTAATAAAAATTATTTATTCATTAAAAATGAACATGATAAGTGGTATAAGCGAAATGCAATAAGGGAATCTTGTAAAGACGATTTTAGCATGAAAGAATTAAATACCTTTTTAAATAATGCTTATCATGTTATTTTGAAGCCAATTATCCGTAATGCAATTAAATCTATGGATAATAAGCGGTCAGTAAGAATCCAAAATGCATACAAGGGCTTCATAATTGACGATAAAGAGAATCGAAAGTATTATAATATTTTATCCTCACAAGAAGACGGGATGAAATTTACATCTATTACCGCCAAGATACTTAAGGATTGTGGTTATGATAATATTCAACAAGTTCATTTGAGGGGCAAAGATACAATAAACGAATTTTATAAAATGTGCAATATTCTTTGCAAGGAGACTACAAATTATGATGGATATTATGATTGTTATGCTATAATCTTAAATCGTGAGGGGCTTGGCTATTATCGAAATCAAAATATAGACAGTCTAAAGTATGAGTTAAATAAGAGAATCGTAAAAAGATTTTTAATTCAGAAGGATATGCGTAAAACTATTGCTGCGGAAAGTCAAGAAAATTTAATTGAGGCTTTTATTAGGACAGATTCCAAATATAATTTTCAACAAGATTATGAAGATTATAAAACTTATATTTGGAATAATTGGAATCACAGGAGGAAAAAATGATAAAATATCTTTATTTGACAATACCACGAGTGATAATAATCATCTTAGAGATTATAGCTTGTATTTATATAGTAACACAGTCTCCAATCAGTAATACTATTTCAAGGATTTTCTTTCTGATTTCATTATCATTTATTATTATTATGTTAATAAATTTAACTATACATTGGCTATCAATGCCATCATTCAATATGAATATGCAACATGTTGTATATGGCAATGAAGTTTTAAACTTAAAAGATATTTTTGATGTTAAAGTATATGATAACAAAGACAGAGAGCTTGGCTTTTGTCGAGGAATATATTTTACAAAAGATTATAGTAGTATTATGGTAAAAAGTGCAGAAGATGATATGCAATTATATGATGTAAAAAATGTTTATTTTCAAGATGAACAAGATGAAGAGGGGGAAATGGATGAAAGATAGAATTTTAATGATAACTATGCTAAAAGATGTTATGACAATGTTAGAGAGTGAATTACAAGAATATGAAAATAATTATTTAAGAGCAACTTTAAATTATGTGGGATGTGCTATCAATCAACTTGAAATTTGTAAAAGAGTAGAAGATAGTATAAGAGATGTAAAATAAAATATCATACAAAAGGAGAAAACTTATGCTTGGTAAGACAAATGTAAAAATTATTAAAGCGAAACCTACTTTAGGTTCAAAATGGCAAAAATCAGTTACAACGCCAACAATGTATAAATGCATCGACATTATGAATAATAGAATGACAGCTGTTGGATGGGGGGGGGCATATTATTCAGATGATGGTGGCATAACCTTTCTACAAGCAAGTAGTACAGGGTTTGATGATGTAGAATATAATGATGGATTATTATTAAGTGTTTCTAGCTATTTGCCTGCAGGCGGTGGAATTTGGCAGTCAACGAATGGAGAATCTTTTAATTTAGTAGAGGATTCTACAATATGGGGCTATAATGATTTTATTCGAGGAGCAGGCAATCAATGGCTTATAGGATTATTTAGGGGAGGCGCTGACAGCACTTACGAAGCAACTACAAGTGAAATGAAGGATATTCCCCCAGATTTAAGTTCAACAGAACAATCTATAGACCATTTTATCAAAGCTTTAAACACAGACCCAACAATTTGGGCTTATGATGCTGGTGATTATCTTGTTTTTTCTTCGCCGACAATATTTCATGATACATACTTTCGCGTTAAGGCAAGAGGATCTATTACGGACGAAATATTGTCTTATGATGTTGTAAAATTTAATCATCTTTATATAGTTGGTACTTCAGAAGGGATACATTATACAGCTGATGAACTGAATTTTTCAACTTATGCCGACTTATCTTTTACACAATCTAATATCTCGAGTGGCACTATTTACAATATCCATGCATCCGATAAAACTTGTATTGCAGTTGGAACGGATATATGGCGGTCAACCGATGGTAAAACTTGGACTGCTTTGGGTATTTCGGGTTCAACATTTAAAAAGATTTGTTCTGATGACAATGGTATTTGGGTTGCAGGTGGAAATAAGGGTGCATTGTACTATTCAAATGATGACGGTGTCACATTTACAAAAGTTGAAGATTTGACAACGGCTAACATCTACTGGATTCATTATAATAAAAAATTTAAAACTTTTGTAATTTGTACAGCAGATGGTATTTATTATAGTAAATAAGGAGGATTTTATGAAGGGATTTAGTAATATTATAGAGAAAGTTAGTAGTAGTGGAGGGGGTGGCAATTCTTCCAGAAGAGATTATTGAGATAAAGAAATTTGAAGCGACGACAAATTCTACAGGTCAATTAAATATACAATTCGATAATGGAAAAGACACATCGGAAGACAATATATATACGATTGCTTTTATTGAATTAGATGGAACAGAAAATAATTTAATAGGTAATAGAGTTTTTATAGGAGCGTCGTGGGAAAGTTTGAATGTACTTCAAGTATATTTACTAAATGTTTTAATTGCGGTGCCCAATTAACCGCAAATGGCAAAATAAATATATACATTGAAGATTTGAATATTAATACAACTTATAATTATATAGGATTTTATTAAAAACAAAATAACAAAAGGAGTTTTTATGGCAGGATATTTAAGAAAATATGTTGGAACTTATGAAGTTCGAGCAGATTATGATGAAGACACAAAAGATTTTCCACGGTTACTCGATGGAACAATTGACCCAAGTTTCGATGATTATTATATTAATTGTTCAAACGGAATAAAAATTCGTCATGCAACAGGGTCAATCCTCAGTTGTTATATTCCAAGTTTGCAAAGAGGTAATAATATTATTAAGCAATTAAATGATATTGGAAGTATTGTTATTGAGTCCGATATTCTCGATAGTGAAGTGTATTTTACTTTTCTCGCAAACGATATTGATGTAGTGGCAAAGTTGTGTAAGGTAAAGACAAAAGGAAAAAATATTCAGCCACTTTCACCTAAGACTTTACCAAAGAAGAAAAATATTATTCCAGACAATGAAATGCAACGATATAAAAAAGTTTGTTCTAAGTTGGCTGAAAAACCACTTGATAGAGCGCAAATTATTATGAGAACTAATAAAGAATATGAAAAAAGACTTAATGATAATTATAAGCAAGAAATGAAGCGATTAATATTAGATTTTCGGAGCTATATTTGGCATATTGGTAAGTGGGATGAATATTTAGAGTTTTTGAGCGATTATAATAATAGTCAAGAATAGAGATAAACTGGGGTAAATCGCTCCAGTTTCGTTTTTTTATATAGATTTTGATAAATATATCGACCAAAGAAATAAAATCGCTTAAAATTTCTTACAATGTGGTTTAAGTAATGTTTATAATTGTAAACATAAACACCATTTTTGTTTATAATTATAGACTTATTTATCATAAGCAAAATTATATAATTCTCTAAGTTGTGCATTATCGTCATAAATATTATCGTTCATTTCTATATCAATTCCAAATTCATCTTTAAGGATTTGTTGAAGCTTGTCTAAGTCGACTTCAAAGAATTCTTTGTGAGTATTTTCTTTATTGACTCTACAATAGGCAAATCTTTTATGTAATTGAGCTTCTAACGCAAAACAATCTTCCGAATAGATAAATGCATGGACTTTAAACTTAAAAGCGTGGCTTGCGTCTGATAATTCATCAATTCTAACTAATGGATTGACTCTGCGAGTTGTTCCAATTTTATAATATCCATATAACATATCTTCGTTGCTAATAATATAAATCCACCCTGCTTTTCTATCTCTGAGTAAGTGTCGAGTTTTTTCAATTTCTTGTTGTAACTCATTAGTTTGTTCGGTATCGCCGTTAAAAACACTTACAGATAATTGTTCTTCTAATTCTCGAAGCCTATCAAACCATTCTTTGTCGGCTTTTCGCTGCTCGGCGATTTTGCGAGCTTGCTCTTGTTTCTTCCATTTTTCTTCGGCTTGAAATAGAATGTAGTCATTTTCAAGTTCGGCTTGTTCGATTTTCAGACAGAATAATCTTTGAGTCTTAATGGTAATTTCTTGTTCATTACACACAGAAATTAGTTTGTTAGCGTAGTTTTTAATTTTTAAACGCACACTTTCTAAGTTGTATCCATTTAACTTTTTTATTAGTTCTGAACATTCAAAATTAAAGTGTTGAATTAATATACTTGGAATATTCCCCTTTACATCAAATAGATTTTTAGCATGAGAATAATATCTTTGCTCCTTCAAATTTTCTCGGATGGCTTTTCTAAATTCAGATTTAGTATTTAAGATATGTTTAGGTGTGTATATTCCAACCTCTTCAAGTTTGTATTGCTCTAATTGTTTTTCGAGTTTTTTTATTTTTTCTCTTAATTCAAATTCATTCATAACATTTCCCTCCTTGTGAAATTATAATAGAATTTTATTATTCTGTCAAGTGTAAATTTATGTAACTATTGAAAATTTTTACTTTATAGGGTATAATGTTATAGGAAGGAGGTATATATGTGTATTTAGAAAATAAAGAATATTATTGGATTGAAATGAGTTATCATGTCTATAAAGCTCTATTACAAAAAGAACGATTAAAATACGAATATGAAGATGAGCAATATGAAATTTTAAATAGATGGATAGAACAAGAAGTATGCGAAAAATTTAGCTATAGGGAGGAGTGATTAAATGGGGCAAGAATACGGAGTGCGTATTAAAAATTTCTCTGCTGGACAATTGTATGAATATGGTTTAGGTGTTAGAGATTATTTACCCTACACAAATGCAATGCTTACTAATAGTTTATTTTTGGACTTTTTATTACAGAATGGTTTAAAAGTATCAAAGAATGGTTATACAAGAGATGTAATTTGTATTAACTTTGATATGGGGGCAAAGGGATATGAAAAAACGCGAAAAAATATAGAAAATAAAATTAAAAAAGTAGATAATGAAACAAAAGAACGATTACAATATTTGTTGGACAATGTAAATGATCGCGCAGATTTATATGTAAAAAAGTCAAAAGAAGATATTAGGATAGAATATTACGAAAATGGAGTAGATATTAAATATATTACAAAAGACAAAAGTGGGCATGTAAAAAAAGAGGAAATTGTTCATTATAAAATGCTTTATCGTTCGGCGGGAAAAGCAAAACAAGGGTCAGTAATGTTTATTTGTAAACGACTCTATAAAATTGCCCATGACTTTATATATATGGGAATTGAGTTACCTAAGCAAAATTCTCCGATTATAGAGGCAAGTGCTTATGTGTCGCTTGTAGCAAGTACGATTGTAGGACGAATAAAAATTGAACCCGAAAATATTTTAATTCTTAAAGATGTGGATAGTTTTTTTCGACGAGAAGTTATAAGTATAAATATTGACGAGAACAAACATTGTCGGGCTACAAGAATACAGGATTACGAACTAAAAAACACTTTATTCGATGGTCAAGCATTGATTGATGATTCAATTTTTCCCGAGTGGGGAGAAGGATATATTCTTTTGAGACATCACATGACCAAATGTGCAGCATTTCATACAAATATACAACAATTCTTTAGGGATTGGTTCGGTGACGAGTATGAAAGTGCTGTAGTTGTAGATATGTGGGGTAATAAACATTATGCAAAAGATGTTAAGATGATAACCACAGACAACGCTATAAAGTGGGTGAAGTTCGGAGTATCATATGAATATTGGTGCCAGAAAGTTCACGAGAATGGTTGCCAATTTGGTATTGTTAAAACAGCACACAAAAGTAAATATGGCGATGTTCAGCGTATGAGTTATCAGATGATTAACACTCTTAATATAAATATTATGGATGGAGTACTTGAGAAAAGTAAGGTTTATGTTGAAAGTCTAAAAGGTGATAATAAAGTTTTTATAAATTATCTTCGAGATAATGCAAATTTTTCTAATGATTATGAAGTATTAGTGGCGTTGTGTGAACAAGACGATGAATTTACTCGGAGCGAATATTTTAGGAGTAGAAAGAAAAAAATAATTGATGGATATGTAAAAAATTTAAAATTTGGCAAGGTGTTACAAGAAGGAGATAATTTAGTAATGGTTGGTTCGCCTTATGCTATGTTGCTACATAGCGTGGGTGAAGATGTTGAAAAAGATGAAACATTTGAAGGTGAACAAGGTTGTATTCAATGCTATACGAAAAGGTTTGGTGTAGGGGAGTATTTGGCAGGATTTAGAAGTCCACATAATAGTAAGTCGAATATATTGTCATTGCATAATGTGGGAAGTGATATTTTAGATAAATATTTGCATATTGGAGAACAATGCATTGCGATGAACTGTAAACATACAGATGTCCAAGATCGTTTAAATGGCTGCGACTGGGATTCTGACCAAGTGTTTGTAACGAATCAAGATGATATAGCTGATTATGCTAAATGGTGTTATATTAATCATCCAACTATTGTAAATAATATTCCAAAAGAAAAGAATCATTACGATTTGTCTACGTATAATCATGCTGTGATTGATAACAACCTTGCTAAAGCACAAATGGCAATTGGAGAATCAAGTAATCTTGCACAACTTGCATTGACATATGGATATAGTTTCATGGATAAAAATTACGATGATTATGTTTGTATTTTAAGTGTAGTGGCTTAATAAATGGGTCGGCTAAGTGGAAACACTTAGTAAAAAGTATTCAGTGAATAGTGGAAAGCTACGTATGGTATTATTAAAAAAAATGAAAGGAGGTGAAGCAATGATGGATTATAAAATCTATTTATTAACATTTCCGAATGGAAAAAAATATGTTGGTATGACAAAGCAAAGATTAGAATCCAGATGGAAGAATGGACATGGATACGATTTTAACAAAGAGATGGACGATGATATTAAAAAGTTCGGTTGGGATAATATTAAAAAAGATGTTCTTGAAACAGGATTAACCGAACAAGAAGCCTTTGAAGCAGAAATGTATTATATCAAAGAAATGAAAACTAGAGAATTTGGATATAATAAAGGAGAAGGAGGTAAAATTAGTTGTCCTAATCGGATTATTGTAGAATATAATGGGCAAGAATGCACATCGTTAGATTTGGAAAAAATGGCACAAGATGGAATTACATATCATGATATAACAACGCGATTAAGTAGAGGGTGGGATATTGATAGAGCTATTACGCAGAAGAAACATGAAAAAGTTTATGAATATGAGTACAATGGTAAAATGTATACAATAGATGAGTTGTATGCAATGTGTAAGGTAGATATTGATAGAACGGCATTTATTAATAGACTAAGAACAGGTTGGACTATCGAAAGAGCGTTAACTTGGGAACAAGGTCGTAAATTGCAACCTTATATTAACACTTATAAATATAAGGGGAATGTTTATAATATTGGTGAACTTATACAAATAAGCAATGTTGAAGGTTTAACAGATGCGATTCTTAGAGACAGAATCAATAATAGACATTGGAGTATTGAAAAAGCAATAACGCAACCATTAAAAAAGCAAAATCAACTTTTTGAATATAAAGGGGAGTTATATAATTCTAAGCAATTAGCAAGTCTTAGTCCATATGAAATGACACATCATCATGTTATGGATAGAATTAGGGCAGGTTGGTCAATAGAAAAGACAATTAATACTCCAATTAATAAAAAATAATACCATATACGCTAACCATATGCCAAGCCTATTGAAGTTCTTTGGTAGATAGGAAGGCTCAGAGACTAGGGGGTGAGCAGAACGAGCAATAATCCTCCCACGAGTGCTGAACACCTAAACACAAAAGTGCATGGTGAAGATATAGTCCGATACTTTAAGGAAACTTAAAGAAGCTCTGGATAAAGAGCCAGAGATATAACAAATGCAGGCAGCTATCGACAATGCAAAGCGCACTTACGATATTGACCTTAACTCAGAAATACGACGCATAAAATTAGAGCTTGACATTAGAACTCATGGTTATCCACGATTTTGGCTTTATGTCAATTATACAACGCCAAAAGAAAAAATCAATCATTCGCTTCAATGTCCAATGAATGTGTTATTTGATTATAAACCACCCAAGATTCGTTCTAATGAATCAACTTTGCCGATGTGTTATTTTTATAATTATTATCCGCTTAAAGATGATAGGCGTAAATCGAAAAAAGTTGAAGCACTTATTGAGGATTTTGGATTAAAACTCTATCAAAATGTTATGGATGATATAAATGATGATTTAATATTAAGAGATGATTTTGATAAAATGATTGATTCCATTAGACAAATTTATATATCAAAAGAATATTTAGGATTGTTTAGTTGGTTAATAAATAGGGCTTTTCATATGAGAATAAATATCGATGGTAAAACAAAAAAACAAAGGGCTAAAACTGAAAAAAATAAAGCTCTTTTACTAAAAACATTATACACTATTAATCCAGTAAATTTACTTAAAATTTTCCAAAAAACTACATAAAATGTGTACATTTTCACTTTTGTAAGAATATGTAAGTATTGAAATTTCAACGATTATAAGGGTTTAAGTTAAGTTCTTATGTGATAGAAAGTGATTTTTTGTCACATAATTGTTCAGAAATGGCATTTTTGCAAAAGTAGAACGAGCGTTATTTATGCCAATACGCTATATAAATATGGCGATTGCAATTTATATTTTTTCGTGTCTCGTGCTTCCGTCTTGGAGGTGCGAGACTTTGAAAAGGAAGAAAGGATTTAAGGTATGGGAGATACAGCACCAAGATTAAGTAAACCTGAAATCATAAGGCTTGTATCTGAATTATCTGGTGTGCCAAAATCAAGGTGTCAAGATGTTATTAATGCTTATTTAAATGTTGTTCGAGATAGTTTAACAATTGGACAAGAAGTATATTTAGACCGTATTGGTATTTTGACTCTTAAATACAGAAAGTTTAAAAAAGGTAGAATGATGCCGAATGTCAATCATCATGGCGAAATGGTTATGACGAAAGACATTCAAGAACATAATTTACCAATTTTTAAAGTATCAAAACAACTTAAAGATGAGATTAGAGAATTATCGTGGGGAAATCCATTGTGGCAACCAGATAATGTAGAAGAAGAGGAGGATTAAAGGTATGAAGGATACTTATAGTCGTAAAACGACAATTAAAGTAATTGGATATTTAACGAAAGATGATATGGGGGATTATATCATTGAAGTTTATGACAAAAAAGACGCATCGCCAATTGTTGTTCGAGTTGATGAATTGCTTCACGATATGAAAGGTATGCAAGTTGCATTTGTTTCGGAAAGGTGTTGTAATGCGTGATTATCAATCAGAACTTGATATTTTAATTGATAAGGTAGAAGGTGTTACAGATAAGAATTGGGTGGAGGTTGTGGACGAACTTGGACTTGAGGTTCATCCAGATTCTCTTCGTAAATCTTTTACTGGTGGTCGATATTGTGGATACCAAGTTTATAAATATTTTCAAGAAAAACTTGAAAAGGGATATACAGAAGAAGAGTCGATTCGGCTCGAATCTTTAAGACAAGAATTATATAAAGAAAAATGTAAACTTCAAGATCAAAAACGCGAATATAGGAAACTTTTGCGTGAGCAAGCAAGATATGAACATCTTATTGATAAAATGGAAAAGGCTATTGGTGCAGTTGAACCTTTAAAGTTAGGTAGTTGTTACGAACCAAATCCATCCGACATCGAGGCTGTTTTAATTTTATCCGATTTTCATTATGGACTTGAAGTTGATAATGTGCTTAATGAATATAATACAGAAATTGCAAAAGAACGATTAGATATTTTACTTGATAAAACGATTTATTATTGTAATATTCATAGAGTGCAAAAGTTGCATCTTGGTTTAGCAGGTGATTTAATTTGTGGAGCAATCCATTTACAATCTCGTGTTGCCGCAGAAGAAGATTTAATAAGTCAAGTTATTAATGTAAGTGAGTTGCTTGCTAACTTTATTAATTCGCTCAAGTCGAATATTCCAGAAGTTAAAGTATGGGGCGTTGTTGGCAATCATTCAAGAGTAAATGCTGATAAAAAATCTAATATGCCAGCCGAAAATTTTGAACGACTTATTTTTAAGTATATCGAGGTGAGATTGCCGAGTGTGACAATTGCCACAAACGGATTAGAAGATTGGATTACTTTTAGAGTAAACGATAAATTAGCGTTTATGACACATGGCGACAAAGATAGTTTAGGTAATATTAAACTTCATGCCGTAAATCTGCTTGGTGAAGTTCCAGATAGGATTTACTTTGGACATATTCATCATTTAAACATTAAAGATGATAATGGCACAGAGATTGTGGTAAATGGATCTATTGTGTCTACAGATGAGTATGCTATGGGATTGAGAGTACATACTGAACCTTATCAAATATTGCAAATATTCGATAAGGATGTTTGCACCTATAAATTAGAGCTTTAAAAAAATATAAAAAAAATTACATTTACTATTGACTTTTATAGAAAATGAGGTATAATGATAATATAAAGAGCAAAACCCATTAAGTTTTGATAGTGGCTCACCTACCTCTTTATATGATAACATTTTGACTTTGTGTTCTGTTCTTCTTTTCGATTTGTTGTACATTTTTTTAAAGGTGAGCCACAAGATATTGCGGGGTAGACCAGTAGTTAAGTCGCAAGCCTCATAAGCTTGAAATCGTGAGTGCAAATCTCACCCCACGCAACCAAGTTTCTGTTTGAGTCATTGGTTAATATATTATCTAAAATATCGAATTCAATAACGAAATAGATAATATATTAACCACATATAGTGGTATAGTGTAATGGTAGCACAGCAGATTTTGATTCTGCTAGTTGTGGTTCAAATCCACGTACCACCGCCAGTACAATATCTATTTATTAGATATTAAAAGTTTCCGAATCAAGCCAGAGCCTAAGTCTTTATGATATGGTAGGCAAGAGCTAAAAACAACGCTATTACCCAATAAGGAAACACCTTAACCAAATCCTTGGATATTGGAAGGATAACATGGGGTAAAACCCCGTGGAAAGTGCAGGGTATAAAATACAGACAATTTCATAACGTATATCATAACTCGGTGTAGACCAAGAGCATGGTGCCGAGAGCGTGTCCATCCTACGGGTGAGAATAGCCTATCCAGAACGATAGCTTTGGAGACGGTTAAAGACTTACATTGCGAGGTGTAAGATGCCACCTATGAATAGAATGGTTCCGGATACGTGTGCTTATGCAGTCCTTATCAAAGACACTGTTCCTATCGGTTCCATAATAGAAGCCGAGCGTTAAAAGCGTGGGCTGAACCCAGAAACGGCGTTACTGTGGCAAGTAACGTGAAATGAAGCAGTCTGGGAATGCCAATAAGGGATTTTGCTGATGATACTGGTAAAAGCCAGAGTATAAGATAGGGTCAAGGTACGAGTAGCTAAAGGCAATGACAGTAAGACATTCTTTAATTGAATTAAAAAAAATTCTATACAAGATGCTGAATGTGTAGTGAAAGTTATGGGTAGAAAAATTCCCATGTAGAGTTTGATGGATTTTCCATCTTGACAAGATGTTGTAGGGTAGCTCCCTATGGCACAGCCTTGTCAATCTAGTGGTCGAATATGATGATGCCTGCAGTTAGTAGGGCGAAAGTCCATGGTATGCGTTATGAAGTTGTCTGTAAAAACATTTGAGAGAATTAGAGAATAATAGGATATTTAATATTGAGGTTGTTGTATGGAATATGTAGAACGAAAAAACTATAATAAAGTAATCACGATTAAACTTGTAATCCCAAATGGTTGTAATGCAAAATGTCCATTTTGTTATAATAAGGACAAGAGTGCATCATATGATAAACAACAATTTTTAGATAATTTTATTAATTCTCTTGATAATCTTATTAATGAAATAGGAGATAAAAATCCAATATCTGTAGACATAACGGGTGGAGAGCCAACATTAGATTTAGATTTTTTAACACGGGTATTAATAAAGTTAAAAGATTATAATATACTGAAAAGGGCGCGGGTTCGAGTCTCGCCGTTTCCATCCTGCGGAACTTGTTATTCGATATAGTATGAATAAGTTGAACGAGCTTGCCAAGCTTCTTCTTAGCTCAAATTGGCAAGACTTTTATGAATTGGGGTATGTGTTTTCGGATGCATACTTAGCGAGCTAGGGAAACTTGACTCGCTTTATTATGGAGAGTACCCGAATGGTTAGGAACAAGATTTGAAATCTTGGGTGGCGTAACAGCCTATAGGGTTCGATTCCCTAACTCTCCTCCAAACAGTCGATTGATCTTACCACTAGGACATCGATAGTTGCTGGACGAAGGTAAGTGTCACGAGCAACCGTTCCTGAAACTCGAGATGAACAGGTGAGCTTTATGTGTCCGTGTACCGGGTAAATAATTCTCAAGCATAAGGTAATCCCCTACGCAAAGGGGGTATTTTTTTTAATAGGATACCAGGAAGAGAGGATAGAATGTGAAGATTAAAGGATTTGAAGCATTAAGAAATAAGTTAGGTCTTAAACCATTAGAGCCTAAACAAGAAAAAGATATAATTTGTCGCAAGTGTGGTGCTGTAATGCACAAGACAGGTGAAAATGTTTATACTTGTGATGGTGTTATAAAAGATAAAGAGGGCAATGTAATTAAGAATAAAGATGGTTCTAATAAGCGTTGTGGTAATTTTTATATTAAATCCTCTTTTGTAAATACATATAAATAGCAAATATATGTTATACAGATAAATTTAACCTTGCCGATGGTCGGTGGGGTTAAATTTATTTTAAGGAGAAAATTATGAAAAATTATGAGATAAATGGCACTTTTAAGTTTGAGTTACCAATAGAAGATAATACTTCTAACTCTATTCCAACATTGACCAAAACTCAAAAACAAGAAATGAAACAGCTAATTGAAGATTATTTGTCTAATAAGAATAAATTCGTGTATGATGGTAGTTTTCGCAGAGAAAGTTATGCTTATCCAAAATCCGTAATATCTCTTAATGGTGATACTAATGGTTGTATGTATAAGGGTAAATATATTATGAATTGTGGCATCTTTGCACAAATGATTTGGCTGGGCAGAAGTATTGAAGATTTTAAACCAGTGCCAACCACAGATATTACAACAGTCTTTGATTAGGGTTATTATTTTAAGTTTTTAGCTGCTCAAGTAGCATATGGCATTAAAAAAAATTCTACAACTTACTATAAAGATAACACTTATGAAAATGATTATGGTGACAGAGCATTTATTACATTTGACAATGCAGCAGCTATGGCTCAAGAACTTTATAAAATGGGTTGTGAAATTTCATATAGTCAAGCTGACATTGGCGATTTAGTGTTTTACCGCAGTACAAATGTAAGTGATGGAGATATAGATGGTTTAGAACAATCTTCATTTAGATATATTACTCATGTAGGTATTGTATGCGATATATTCGAAGAAGGTGAATTGACTATCGCAGAAAGTTCAAGTGCATATAAGGCTTGTCTTGGTAAAAGTGGACTTGGAAGTAATGTTACAGCGTTTGGTAATGTTCGTGGCGCAGGTCAAGAACAAAGAGTTGTAATGTGTGCAAGACATCCTGTGGCGTTTGGGTTCGAGGGTAATGTGCCACATATATTTACTACATATCGTAGAGAGGATTAGAAAGGAAGTGGTTAAATGGCTGCAACTGTAAAAATTACAAAGTTGACAAAACATTTTTCAATAGATGAATATACGGTTAATCAGACCGGACAATGTATATTAAATGCAAGTGCTATTTTACAGGCAATTTGTTTAGAAGAATTTAGACAATGGCTTGGAAAAGCGATGAGGGTAAACGCATGGTATAGAACTGTAGCGTATAATAAATCTGTTGGTGGAAGTTCTTCTTCTTCCCATCTTCGTGGTTGCGCTACAGATTGGAGCGTGCCAAATGTTTCCAAAGCAGATTTTATTAAATATGCCAAAAAGTGGAGGAGTATTTGTAAGGCTCATGGTGTAGTTGGCGAAGCAGGATTATACAAATGGGGAATTCATTTAGGTAGTTCTATCAAGTATTCTAAAACATTTTATCATTGGGATAGTAGAAGTGGCAAACAAATTAATATGCCGTTTAAAGCATTAAAGTAGGTGGCTCTATGAGGGAGTTATTTAAAAATAAACCATGGAAGAAATGGAAGACAAGAAAAGCTTCATTTATTGGAGTTCTTGTCTTTTTAATTTTATATACAATATTTAGCTTTATTATGTCATGGCACGACCATACGATTGATACTACAGTTACAACAGAAGTATTTAAGACTGGTAGATGGGTTATTATGACAGGAACGAGTATTGTGCTTGCCGATTCGGTATCAAAATTGATAAAAAGGAAGGAAGAGGATTCTGATGATGAATGAATTTTTTAATGAATTATTAACGAATTTGATATATGTAGCAATTGGAGCAGGGTTATTCCTTGTGTCATATTTAAGCAATATGTCTTTTTCGTTATATTATAACATTAAAATTTTAATGCAGAAATTTGACAAAAACAAAATAATTAATTCTGCCCTTAGAGTTGCTTCTATAACTGTTGGACTTGCATTGTTATGTATTGCAATTACTACCATTCCACAATTTGCAACTTATGTAGGTTTAGAAATACCAGCAGAATATATTAACGTTTTTAGTAATTTAGCAATTTTAACATTGTTTGTAACATCTGCTTATAAATATGTTGCCGAGGCATATGGTAAGTTTAAGAAGATTTTAGAAACAAGTAAAGATTTAACAGAGATATAGGGAGTCATTAGACCTCCCTTATAGATTGGGGTGTGCCTTTGTGCCACCCCTTAAAGGAATAAAAGGAGGATAAGGAATGGCTACTCAAAAAAAGACATTTGCATATTGTCTTAATCACGAGAAGCAATTACCTGTGACTAAGTTTTACCCAAGTAAAAATCCGAATCATCATGGATATATGCCATTTTGCAAAGATTGTTGTACTCAAATCTATCAGAGACACTATGAAGAATTTCAAGATTTAGAATCTGCTATTTGGTTTACTTGTGCAGATGTGGGAATTCCATTCATTAAGAGTTGTTTTGCGACTGTTAAGCGTAAAGTATCTGGTGAGCAATTAAGTAGAGAAAAGGCATTTGATGGATATATTTCGGCAATGAAAAATTCTAAAGCATCTAATAGCAATAAATGGAAAGAATTTTCAGATACCGATGCTACATTTGGCGAAATTCGTACTGCTGTCAATCTCGACGAAGAAAGACAAGAAGAAATTGAAAAACTTCGTATGGCATGGGGTGATGATGCGACAGTTGATGATTTGGGATTTTTAGAGTGGAGATTTTTAACTTATACGGCAGGAATTGAAACAACAGAATATCAAGCAAGTAGGTATCGTGACCTTTGCATGTGTGAATTGAGGATTAAGAAAAATATTGATGCTCAGACAAATATGAAATTAAAATCTTCTATAGCAAAAGAACTTGGTATAGATAGATTTGAAATAGACAGAGAAAAGACAGCGGCTGAAAAATATATTGAGCATGATATATATATGATGGAAAAATATGAGCCTGCTGAATACTATAAAGATAAAAATTTATATAAGGATTTTTTAGGCATTCATAAGTATTGGATTGATTGGGTGCTTAGACCTGTGAGAAATTTAATTGTTGGTTCTAAAGATTATGATGTCGATGCGAATAGTAAGTATGGTGATAAGTGATGACAAAAGAAGAATTATTAAAAGAGAGTTCGTATTATCCACTTATCACACAAGTAAGACGGAAGCGTTGGAAACAAGATAAGAAATTAACAAAAGAAGAAAAAGATATTCGTACTAAACAATGGACTACTTTTTATCGAAGGAATTTGAATATATATATTGAGGAAAGACTTAGGATTAAACTAAGACCGTTTCAACATATCATGATATATTTAATGTCTATAAGTGAAACATTTTGGTCTATATGTAGTAGAGGGTTAAGTAAAACCTTTTCATGTGCAGCGTTCGCCGTTGGTTGGGCAATGTTGTTTCCAAAGTCTGAAATAATCATAGTTTCATCTGTAATTAAACAAGCGAACCTTATTATTACTGAAAAAATAGAAGGGGAACTTATGAGTATATCTCCTGTTCTAAAACAAATGTACGAAGATAAACTTATTGAGTTTAAAGATGAAAACGATTGTAGATGTATGTATTTTAGGATTAATGATTCAAGTATAAAGGTTCTTCCTGAGGCTGAGAGTTCCAGAGGTAATCGTAGTACAATGCTTATTGCAGAAGAAGCACGACTTTTGACCAAAACAAAATATGATTCAATTTTTAGAGAAATGCTTCGACCACGAAATGCAGAATATAGGAATATGACAGAATATCAAGGTGATGAATATGCCGATAAAGCAAAAGAAATATTCTTAACATCTGCTTATTTTAAATCAAGTTGGATTTGGCGAGCATTTAAACAATGTGTTAAGTCTTGTTTTAATGATAGGTTCGATAATTATAATTTCTTTGCAGGTGATATTTATGTTGCAATTTATCACGGTATTAAAACATGGACAGAATTTAGAAAGTCTAAGACCAATTCTGATGAATTAAGTTTCCGCATGGAAACACTTAATGAAATGATTGGTGAAGCAGATGGAGCTTACTATACTCTTGAAATGTTTCAACGCAATCAAATTCTTAAAAAAGCTTTACATCCACCAACTAATGAAGAATTTGAAGCTCGTGTTGATAAAAAGAATCGTAAAAAACAAAACAACGAATATCGTATTCTTTCTGTTGACTTGGCATTTTCAGAAGATGCAGTTGGTAAAAAAGAAGAAGCTGATAGGTGTGCTTTAGAGATTCTTTCAGTCGTTTGTCGAAAGGATGGTAGGGTAGAACGACGGCTTGAATATATTGAATCGATGGGTGGAGGAGATGAACAAGCTGTTCACCAAAGAATTAGAGAATTGTATTGGGATTTAAGTTGTGACTACTGTTTGGTTGATGTAAATGGGGGAGGAAATTTGTATTACGGTATGCTTTCTTCGCCATGGCAACACCCAACACGGCAAGACTGGAATTCTCATGGTTTTGGTATATGTGAAGAGCCAAATATGCAAGTGTTATCTGAAGGTGTATTAAATGAACTTAGACAGCGTACAGTTGACCCAGAATATATTCCATGTATGATACCAATGAAAGCAACAGCGGAGATGAACTCTAATATGTGGAAATCTTTATGGAAGTCCTTAAATAATAGTAGTTTACTTTTGCTTGAAGATGAGCTTCAAATAACAAAAGAATTTGATGAAGATGTAAGTTCATTAAAAGTTACATCAGAAGAAAGAGTAAGATATTTGTTACCATATGTTCAAACAAGTTTGCTTATCAACGAAGGTATCAACTTATCAGCAACGTGGAAAGATAATGGTATGTTATCATTGTCTCAACCTCGTACTGGGCACAAAGACCGCATGAGTTCGCTCCAATATGCTAATTGGATAGCAGACAAAATAGAAAATAATTATGCAATCTCTCAAAATCAAGAAGAATTTAATCTTGATGATTTTGAGGGAGTATTGATATAAATTTATAAGAAAGGAGGAGATAATTTGAAGGATTCAATTAAAAACGAATTAACCAAAGAACAAGTATTTAGCGTTGTGGAATTTGCACAAGGCTTGATTGATGGTGGTGGATTTTATACACCCGATTTATTAAATTACAACTTAATTGCTTTAATTGGTGATACAAAAGCACCAGATTATAAAAAGGTTCTTGAAGCTCTTAGCAAAGCAAGAGCGCAAGCAAAAGATTTGCAAGAATATTCAGCTTGGGTTGAATATAACAACATGCTTTATGCACGGTTAGTTCGATATTATGCAAATATGCTCTCCTTCGATTTAAAAGTTACTTGTATTAATGCAAGTGGCGAAGATTATAAAAGTCAAGAGTATTTAGATGATAAAAAACGAGTATGGAAGTTCTTTGATAACTTTGATTATAAGCGTGAATTTGCTAAGGTTGTAGATATTTGCGCAAGACAGCAAGTCGATTTCACATGGTTTCGTACAACTCGTGGAACTTTCGACCCAACACCTGAAGATGTAAATAACGAAAAGGTTACTAAATTACCGAAATATACACTACAAGCCATGCCTCAAGATTATTGTAAAATTACAGGATATTTTGAGCAAGGTTTATTGTATGATTTTGATATGATGTATTTCTTAAAGCCGGGAGTTGACATTGAAGCTTTTGACCCTGTATTTAAGAAAAAGGCAAGAGAAATTTTTGATGAAAATAGTTTCATAAATTATGTTCCGACCAATCCGCTTAATCGGCGTGATGGGTCTTTTTCATATTGGGTACAAACATCACCTGACATGGGAGCATGGTGTTTTTGCCTTGACGAATTTAAGTTTGATGCAGTTCCATTCTTGGCACCAACTTTACCAAATATGATTACTGATAGAGAACTTCAAGCGTTGCAGAAGGACAAAGATATTTCTGCTGCTTATGGGTTGCTTATGGGTGAGTTGGAACTTTTAGACAAGCAAAAGTCAGGTAATGTTAAGGATGCATTTGCAATTAATCCTAAAACACTTGGTCGATTAATGGGGCTTGTAAGAAAAGGGCTTGATAAACATATTAAGGTTGGAGGACTGCCAGTTAAAAATCTCGACTTTTATCAATATGAAGACAAAAATCCAGACAGTTATAAGACTCAAGTAGAAACTTCGAGTGCTATTGGTGCAAGTGCAGGAAATATGCTCTTTAGCACAAGTAAATTGAGTCAAGAAGAAGCAAGAAATGCAATTATTAATGATAGTAATATTATCAAACGAATGTATGCTCAATTCAATGCTTTCTTAAATTTCTATGTAAATAAAAAGACAAGAAAATACAAGTTCTCATTTGAATTTGAAGGTATTAACTTTCCATTTGAGCAGGAATACCGACAAAAGAAAGTTATGGAGCTTGCTAATGTTGGTATTGTTCTTCCAAGTGCAATCGGAGCCGCTTATGGTTACAAACCGCAAGATTTTGAACGCATGATGGAAGAGGCGAAGTATAGCGGATTTACTGATAATTTAGTTCAGCTCATGTCAATCCACACATCAAGTGACAAAGGTGGTAGACCAGCACAAAGTGAAGTTAAGACTGAGGCTCGTGAATATGATGATTCAGAAAGTTAAGGAAGGAGGTATAAAATGCTAATCTCTAAAAAGACAAGTGAAGCGTTGGATATTCTATACGGACAATTCTTTAACTTAAATTCGTTGTTGGACAACGCAGTTAGTTATATGCTCAACGAATGGGCTATGGTACAAGCAAGTGAAATTATTCATTTGCGCCTTGCGCATTTAATGGGTGTCATGGCAGATTTTATAAGTGAAATAAAAGATGATTATGATGAACGGTCAATTAGACCTGAAGTTCCAAAACACGATGAAACATATTCGTCTTTAAAAGAAATGTTTGATTATATTTATGATGAGTTTGAAGCAACTTATCGTATGATTGTGCTTACAAATAAAATCGCTCTTGAAGAAGGTGATATTAATGTTCATGCAGGGCTTATGGACTTTATGCGTAAGTTCAATAAAGTAATTGGACAGATTATTACACTTAAAAATAAAGCAGACCAAGGACTTGATTTTGATACATTTGATTTTAGGATTAAGGATTGGGGTATTGTTGGATTGGATGGTGAGGCGTAATGATTTTACGACAAGAGCCACAAAATCCAAGCCTGTATTATATTGTAGACGAACAAACTCATCTAAAATGGTCGGCTTTAGGACTTTTCCCTACTCATTTATGGCAAGGAAAATTTTATTATAGAATAACAAAAGAATTAAATGAAACAATCAAGAAAGGTGGTGATTGCAATTAAAGAGCAAAAGGTAAAATTTTCTATCGAAGATTTAAAATTAGAAGATTACAACGATGACGAATTTGCGATTGCAAATGTTACTTTCCTTTCCACAAGTAAAAATCAACATAAACTTATTATTACAGAAGAGGTGTTAAGAGAAAATGCGAAAAGTGTTCTTGGCAAATGGCTCGTAGGTGAATATGATAAGTTTTATAATGATGTAACAACTCATACAGATAACCAACAAATTTTTGGGTATTTTCCACCAAATCAAGAAGTTGTGTTTATGGAAGATAGAGACATTGTAAAAGCTTCGGCTAATGCAATTATTTCTAAAATTTATTCAAAACAACTTTGTGATTTATTTGCAGATGAGAAAACTCGAAAAGATGTATCTGTAGAAATGTTGGTAAATGGCGATGAACATGATGATGGTAGTACGGATGTTGATAGTTTTAGAATTGTAGGCGTTACAGTTCTTGGAAAAGCTCTTGGACGAGAAGTACATGGTTCATGTCCTGATGCCGAAATGAATATGGTTAGATTCTCAATGGAGGATGCTAATAGATTTTATGAGAGCCACAATAACTCTCTTGCTGAATTACAGCGATTTTCAGAGGAAAGGAGGAAAAATATGGCTGATAAGTACAAAATCAATAAGACAGAATTAAAAGATACTCCATGGGGCGATGTTGATAAAACTGAAATGAGAAATAAAATCATGGAAGCTAGTAACAGAGCTATATTGGTAAATTTTGTATATATGCTTGTTGAGGATGGTTGGAAAGATGCTCCTTCTGAACATTTAAAATATCCAGTTGCACAGCTTGTTGATGATACTTTCTATTATAACCGCTATGGTCTTGCCTCTGCACTCGCTTATGCAAAACAAGAGGGTGAAGATGAAGTGGTTTCTAAAATAGAAAAGATTTATGACAAGTTTAACTTGGATGTTGAAAAGAAGGAGGATATGGCAATGAAAGAGATTGAATTTGCTGCTGTCAACCTTAATGATATGTGGGAAAAGGTTTATGCTGCCTTAAATAAGAAAGACGCTTATAGGTTCTATATTGTTGGACTTTATGAAGAAGACAATAAAAAATTCGCTGTTATTAAAGATAGTGATGCTAATATTTATAAAGTAGACTATTCTTATACAGAGGAAGGACTTATTCTTGCGGACGAATATCAAAAGGTTGAGGTTGAATTTGTTCCGACTGATGATATGAAAAAGTTTGCGGAACCCGAAAATGCTGAAAAATATACAAAGTTTGCAGACGATGAAGAGCATGATGATGATAGCGACGATGAAGAAGATGAAGAGATAGAAATGTCTGACACTGAGAAACTTGCAGATGTTATCGCTCAATGTGAAGAACTCAAAAAAGCTTTAGAAGATAAAGAAAATATCATTATGGAACAAACAGCAGAGCTTGAAGAACTTAGAAAATTCAAGACTGAAGCTGAAAATAAAGAAAAAATGACAAAAATTGATGAAGTCATGTGCGATGTAGAAAAGTTCTTAACAAATGACCAGTTTAATGAATTCAAGGTTGATGGAATGGCTTGCGAACTTTCTGCTATTAAAAATTGGGAAAATAAAGTTAAAGCTTTTTGTTTCTCATCCGTAGCTAATCAAGATGATAATTTAACACTCAGAATTACTAACCCTATGAATTTAGAAGATAAGAAAAATTCTGTATGGGATAGATTATAATTAAAGAAAGGAAGATTTTATTATGGCAACAAATACACATGGTGTAGTAAATACTACTCATTGCTCCTGTTGGGATAACGACGCTCTTAATTATAGCGGCATTGCGGCAACAGATATTGATAATGGTACATTTGTAGCACTTGGAGATTTACAGAAAACTGATGAATTTATTGATGAATATACTTTTACAGTAACTGCAAATGCTAATGGTGCTGCTTCTGATATTATGTATATCGTAGATACTCCGATTGTTGGTAAGACTATTGATATGCAAATTTATAATGATCCAAGATATTTCTACAATATTGCAGGTCAAGCTATGAGTATCAAACAACTTCAGAAGGGCAACTGTATTGAAGTTAATGCAGAAGCTATGGAAGCAAATGCAACCCCTGTCGATCAACCAACTTATACTCTTGCATCAATTGGTGCAACTGGTAAATTACAAATGGTTCAGCAAGGTGGTTCTTTTAGATACCTCGGTGTAGTTGAAAGAGGTATTGGTCAAGAAGTTGTTCCGCATTATGTATTCCAGCTTATGGCTTAATAATTTTATAGAAAGGAAAAGATGCAATGATTACAAATGAATTAAAGAAATTTGCAGCAGGCAATACCGATTTTTATGTTGCATTTGATGAATATTATGGTTGTATGAATGATTCTAAGAGAACTCCGTCTATTCCGATGATGGAAATGTCTGAAAAGATTCATTCTGGACTTATCAAGGAAATGGAAAGACTGTCTGGCGTTCCACAGGCTACAATGCCAAATGCCTGGACTTCTCATCCGTCAGTCCAATGGTCATATTTTGCAATTCAGAACGAGATTATTAACTCGCTCATTCCGCAGTACATGACTAATTCTCTTAGCCCGTTCGTAGATTTTAGAACAGTTGACTATGGAGATGTTGTTAAGTTTAAGATTACGCCGAAAACTTTATTTATCGTTTCGCGCGGGGGTACGGGCGAAAGAACTAGCTTCCGTCAGAAACAATATGCAGGTGATGCAGTGCTTGCACCGGAAGAACATCTTGTAACAGTATTCTCTGATTGGCTTGCTGTAGTTGCGGGTAAAGAAGATTTTGCTGAAGCAGTAAGACTCGCTGTGGTTTCTATTGAAAGAAGCATGACAGCTGAAGCTGTTCAAGCTCTTAATGATGGACTTAATGTAGCTAATAACTATCCAACTCGGTTCATCGAAACTGGCGCATTCAGCTCTCAAACTGCGATTAAGCTAGCGCAAAAAGTACAAGCTTACAACTTTGGTGCAAAACCTGTATTCTTGGGAACTGCTGCTGCATTATCTAAGGTTCTTCCAGATTACTCCGCAGGCTTTAGAATGAATGTTGCAGGTGCTGATGGTTCTGTAAGAATTATGAAGGACTTCTATGGATTTGACTTAGTTGAACTTCCGCAGATTCCGTCTGGTAAGAATTTCGGTATGATGTTAGATGACGATACTCTGTATGTTGTTCCAACATCTGTTGACAGGGTTGTTAAGGGTGTAATGTGTCCGACTATGACGAACACGAACCAGTTCTTTGATAACGCTGATATTACTACCAACTATACACTTAGAAGATGGTATAATTTCGGTTTCATCTCAGCGGGGTATGCAGGTCTTTATAAGATTACTGCTTAATTAAAGTTAAAATATAATGGAGAGCCATCCATTTGGCTCTCCTATTTTATAAGGAAAGAAAGGAATAAAAGGAAATGGCAAGACCTAAGAAAGAAACTGTTAATGTTACAAATGAAGCTGTTATCGATGAAATAAAAGTAGAAAATACTGATACACAAGCTAAAAAAAATATTAACTTAGAATTTGATTCACAAGATCAGCTTAAAGCACAAGCTGAACAAATTGCAAACTTACAAGCTCAACTTGAACTTATGATGAGAGCGCAAGCAAACACTCAATCCGTTCCAACTCAATTTGAAGCGACCAAGAAGCGTAAAATGATTAAGATTATTAATTTATCAGCAGGTGGTTTGACCCTCCAGGGTTCTCGTGTTATTCGTATTGAGAAGCAATTTGATAGTGTGACAGTTACAGAAAATGAAGCACGCTTGATTATTTCTAATATGCCAAATTCTGCTCGTAGTGGCATATTTTATATTGCTGATGCGGATTTTGTCGAAGAGAATAATTTAGATGACTCATATCAGGCAATGCTTGATGAAAAGCAGTTAAAAACTTTGCTGTCTAAGAATGTTAAAGAAGTTTTTGACATTTATCGTAATGCACCAGATGCTCAAAAGAAAATTATTAACGATATGATTGTTGATGGTAGATTGATGGGTGTTTCGATTGACGCAAATATCTTAGTGGAGCTTGGTAAATTAAGTGGCATTGACTACTTAAACATCGAAGAAATGGAACAGGATGCAACACAGTAGTAAGATAGAGAGGTAATGATGGGAACGCTATTTGAAAAAGTTTATGATAGAGCCTTAATAGTTATTGAGGATTACAAACTTAACAAATTGGCTGAACAAGATTATGAAGCCTTTTTGCTTTACTTACAAGGAACTTTGGAACGGTCGATTCCAGATTTCACTTCTTGTAATACCGATTTGTCTTATAATGAAGTTGAGGATGAAAATGGCAATATGGTGATGGCATTTGATAATGAACTTAGTAATAAAGAAATCAATATTTTATCATCTATTATGGTGTATAATTGGTTTAGTCGCAAAGTTCAAGATGTTACACAATTTCAAGGACACCTCAGCAATAAAGAATTTAAAGCCCACTCTGAGGCTAATAATTTAAAAGAAAAGTCTGAATATCTTGATAGACTCAGAGAGAAATACAATCAAGATATTGTAGATTATCAAGTTGAAGCTATGGACTCCTATTTAAACATTATTATATAGGGGTGATAGTAATGAGAAAAACAAAGAAAAAAATTTTAATCGATATGGTTTTTAAAGTTTTGTGTGCATATGAGGGATATGAAGATAAGCGAGATAGTTTAGAATCATATCAATCTTGCATACGAACTGCAATTGTGGCTCTTTCGAGTCAACAAGATTCTGATTCAGTGCTTAATAGCATTATTTTACTCAATGGATTGTTTAATATGGGAGCAAAAGCAAAACACGAAGATGTTAAGCGAGTGGTATTCCATGTTACAAATGAAATTGAGCGAAAGGTTGAGGAGGTGTTGTAATGGCTTTGAAATTTTTTCAAAATTACATGAACACCAATATGGCTCAATCACCAGATGAAGAATATAGAGAACTTTTACAGGCTTGTGTGGATGACCAATGGGATAATACTACACAAGTGGTGCAAGTTTTAGAACAAAGTTGTATTGGTGGCACTTGTTGGAATCAGATAGATGTTCGAGTAGATTATGCAATTGAAATGGGAACAGGGTTTAAACAAGATGATGATTTTAAGGTATTTGCATTTAAAGACCTTAATCGAAAAGTTCCAAAAGGACTTATGTATCAATATGATGATGATTATTGGCTTGTAATAAATGCAGGAGAACTTGGTTCGGTTACAAGTGAGATTACTGTTCGTAGATGCAATAATGTTATGCGTTGGGTTGATAAGTATACAGGTTACATTTATGAATATCCATGCATAATTGAATATGTGCTTGAATCACCACAACAACTTAAAGATAAAGATGTGATTACAGCCAATGGACACATTAGTGTTTTATGTCAAGGCGATGAACTTACAAGATGCTTAGATAAGAATTTGCGGTTTTTATTTAATGGTCAACCATATAAATTGCTCGCTTACCAAAATATGCTCAATGAGGGTGTTAAGGACAATATGGCAAGTAATTTACTCTATCTTGATATGTATTTAGATATGATTGAACCCGATGATTGCTTAGAGCGCAATGTGGCTAATTTGAATTCGTATTTATATACAATAGAATTTGTTAATCCACCAACCACAGTTTCAGTTGGGTCAAAAGGTCAATTACATTCAGTTGTAATGTTAAATGGTCAAGTTGTAGAACGTGGTATTGAATTTTGTTGTAATCAAAATATTACAATAGAAGATAACGGGACATTTACAATTATAGGCAACAGTGGTCATAAAGCATATGTTGAGGCTCGAATGGCAGGAAATCCGAATATAAAAGCAAGTGTAAGCATGGATATTGTAGAAGAACAAGAAGATGTATACTCACTTGTATTTTCTCCATTTATTGACTCATTGAGAGTAGATAAAAATATTGAATTTGATGTATTGATTTATAAGAAGGGTGTTAAGTATAGCGATTTTATCGAACTCACATCTGAAGGTTTAGATAGTAATGCTTATACACTTACTCGAATAGGCAAAAGTAATCGGTTCAACTTAGAAGCAAAAGAGATTAGCTCGACACCGCTTATAATAATAGCAAGTTACCACGAGACAACAGCTAAGATGAATATTGTATTTACGAGTATGTTTTAGGAGGTGGAATTATGGCAAGTTTTAACAAATTTACAAGTTTACCATTTGTTCCATATCGAATCGTGGTTAAACTCACAGAGAACGATAACTTCTTTAAATTATTAAAGTATAATACATATGATGCTTTGTCGATGCCTAATTTAACTGAAGATGAAAAACTTGAGTTGATTTGTAAGGATTTTGATGATATGCATAATTTTAATATTTTCCTTACGAATATTGAACCAAATGAACTCGTTAGTTCTAAAACAATTTTAAAACTATATCGTTATGATACATTGCCAGATAATTATGTTATCTCGACAATTTCTTATAAATTTGATATTCTATACGGCACAAAAAATGCTTTAGTAGATTATCAAGGAGTTCCATGTCCAAGAGTTGATGTAATGGAAATGGAACTAATGAAAACATTAAATGGAGCAGATGTTGCAGGAGTTGGTAAATTACAATTCAACCATGACCTATCTCGTCTTTGTCGCTCAACACTTAATATTGGAAACAACTATACTTTTACAGGAACTTCTATAGTTATGGCTACACAACTATCTGATACTGGAGGAGATGGAGTTTGTGGATAATATTGAAACTTATGTTGAGAAATATCGAACATTTGATGAACCCGTTCCATTTAAAGATGTTTTGATTTATCCTGTAAAGGTAAAAGATTATTATAGATTTATGTCAAATATTGACATTTTAAAAATAGATAAAGATAAGATTCCAGATGTCAGAGTAATGCAAATGAGTTATTTAACATTTATACTTGGAATTATAATAGAAAGTGAAGAATATAGAGATATGTTTATTAATATATTAGAGCTTTGTCTGCATATAACGCAAGATGATGAATGTTATAATCAGAAATTCCCTTATAAGGAGATTTTATATGGAACTATTGATAATAAAGAAATTTATTTTATCAATGGTTATGATGTAAATATTGAATTTGATGGGAAAAGTTCCATATTAAATATTGGAACAACTAGGCTCTATGCACAAGATTTAGATGATATTATTGATATTATTTGTTATCAGAATTTTAACGATTATGATAATGATGAAATGTCAGAAGATTTTAAAAAATTACTTGAAGAATATTGTCATTTAAAAAATAAGAATATTAAGCCGCCAACTTTAGAGGAACAGCTTATTGCGATTATGGCGCAAAATGGTATGACTAAGCGTGAATTGATAGATGAAACAATGTATACTGTAAGAGGTATGATTGATTCCATTGTTGGTTGTGTGGATTATCAGATACAGCATAATTATCGTGCTAATGCCATGACTGATAAGAAGTTACCAGATATTGAACATTGGCTTATTAAGTCTAACAAGGGTAAATATGACGATATGTTCTCTGACTTGGATTCGTTTAAGAAAAACTTTGAACTTTAAATAAATTAAGGAGGAAAAGTATGAAAAAGTTTGTTTTAGCGGGCGTTGGAACTGTAACGGGTTTTGACGGTGATGCTTTACTTTTTAATGCAAAGACTTTAACTGAATCTTCGATTTCATTAGAAGTTACGGAAGAAGAAATCCGAGGTGGATTGGCAAATCCTTTAATTGCTAAATATTTCCATGATGCAATTTTGAATGCAACTATTACTGATGCATTATTTGACATGCAATATCTGGCTCTTAATGCAGGTGGCGAAATTACAATCGGTGGAGATTCTATTGTAGATGAACAAGTAACTATTACTACTGAAAATCAGATTACTGTAACGGGAACTCCTGTCGCTTTTGGTAATGCAGGTATTGTTGGTTGGTATAGCAAACCAAATGAAGACAATTGGAGTCCAATTACATTTGTGGGTCAAACTGCACAAGCTACTATTGCTGTTGGCGAGACGGTTTGTGTAAAGTATAATGCAATTGATGATGCTTTGAGTCAATTTATTATTCCATCTAATGTAATTCCGTCTGAAATTAGATTAGAAATGAAATTCCCAGTATTTTCCGCAGGAACGGATAAATTGACCCGTTCATCTCAAGTTGGCGAATTTATTGTATCTATTCCAAGATATATACTTAGTGGCTCATTTGAACTTTCCATGACTTCAACAGGTGCAGCTACATCTGACCTTTCTGGCTCTGCTCTCGTAGCTTATGAAGGAACTGGATGTAATGACTTGGGTCAATTCGCAACTGTAAAGTTAAGAGAATATGGTAAAAAATGGTATGACGGTTTAACGGCTATCGCTGTTTATAATGCAGATATGAGACTTGAAACTGGTAAAACTTTGACATTAAAGCTCCGTGGTCTTTACGACAATGGTTCTGCGATGTCTACAGATTTATTGGATAATACCAAGATGACTTATAGTGTAAATCCGTCAAATATTGCTTCTGTATCGGCAGCAGGTGTAGTTACTGCAAATAATGCAGGCACTGCTGAAATTAAGATTGTGGCAACAGATACCGCAACTCTTGCTGACCCGATTGAGGCATATGCAAGCATCACAGTATCTTAATTAAAATTTAATCGGACAGGCATCTATTTGCCTGTCCATTTTTAGTTAGGAGTGATTTATATGTTTTGTAAATATTGTAATATTGCTGAATATAATAAATTTTGCACTTGTGCAAAAAATGGTGAAATTTGTCCATTTGTACGAAGATGTACGAATGAAAGGCGTTGGAAACCATTAGATACAATGAGTAAATGTAAATTAGGAAAGGATGAAGTAGTAGTGCCAAAAGGACAGAATAAGGTACGCTTTGCACTTCATGGAGAACTTTATGTCGAGGATGGAGAATTTGTGTATAGTATAAAAAATCCATATGACTATGTTCCTGAATTTGTAGAAATTGTGGACATAGATGGGATTAAATACATTAAGGGTTTTGAACCTCAAATAAAGTCATCTAAAAAGAAGAAGAAAGACGAGGAGGATGCAGAATGTTAGTAAAAGGTAACTGTGGGGGCATGATTCCTGTCAATGATAGTACATTTGGAGTTAATACTAAAGGTGAATTAACTATGAATGTTGGTGAACAAAATGCTGTTCCATTTAAAAATATTGATGTTGAGGGCGATGCTACAATTAATCATCTTGATGTTGTAGATAGTATTGTAGTTCCAGACCCAACTGACCTTAAAGAAGCTACAAATAAAAAATATGTAGATGCTCACTATATTACATCTCCTAATGGAACGCAGTATAAGATTGTAGTAGATGACAATGGTGAATTATCTACTACGAGTGTTTAATAGGAGGTAGCTATGGAAAGTGTAGAAGTTACCTTACAAGGTTTAAAAAAAGATGTCAAGGGTTTAGAATATCGGATGAGTCATGTAGAACAACTTAGTGAAAATGTAAATCGTTTGGCAACTTCTATTGAGGTTATGGCTACCAATATGGAAGCGATGACATATGAACAGCGTAGATTAGCTGACGCTCAAGAAAAAGCAGATGAACGCATTCACACACTTGAAATGCAACCTGTGGAAGCATGGGATAGCGTAAAAAAGACATTGGTTACTTGTATAGTGTCTGCTATTGGTGGGGCAATTATCGGAGGTTTACTTCCAATTCAATGAAAAAGTTCGTCAATCAATGGGGTGTGTATGTTGTGGATTTGGGTAACAAGGACGGGTCTGTGCAAAGTGGGATTCGTCCTTGTGTAATTTTACAAGGGATGATAGGTAATTCATGCAGCCCCACAACGATATGTTTACCTATTACCAGTAAAGTAAAAAAGTCGAATATACCACCCCATTATATGTTACATAAAAAAGATTATCCATTTTTTGATTGCGAAGAGAATGTTGTGCTTTGCGAACAAGTTTGTACTATCGATGTAAATAAACAAGTTCAGAAGTGGCTCGGAACATTAAAAGAAAAGGATAAAAAAGAATTATTTGAGGCTTTTTTAAGCAATTTTCAACTCATAAAGGAGGAATAAAAGGAATGAAGGAATTAAAACGACCAGAGACAATTTATATAGGTGAATATGATATAAATTTAAGACCATATTTAACCCTTCAAGAGCAAGAAGCAATTGTATCCTTAATGTTAAATTCAGATAATTTAGTTGAAAGAGAAGTAAAATTGATTACAGGTGTGGTCGAATTTTGTACCGATATTCCAACTGATAGTGATGTTGATATAAATGATATTATTATTAGTGGCTTATGGGATGAGATTCAAGATAAAATGGGTGATTATATTTGGAATGTTGAACATATGGTATCAAAATATGATTCTATGGATTTTACATTTTCAAAACTTGTTAATCTTCTCGCTGAAAAGTTAGATTCTCTTGCTAATGCGCTCCCTAATGAAAATCAATTGGTAGAGATAGCTAAGGGGTTATTAGAAAAAGATGTTGATAAATAATTCATTAGAATTACAAAATAGAGCAAATCAAGCTTTGATGACTGTGGTAGATAATACTATACAAATTGCACTTGATAAACTTTTGGACATTATTGAACAGACCGTATATTCATATGGTGCTACTTGGACAAATGGTCAAGGTGGTGACTTTGGTCGAACCCATGAGTTCTATGACACATGGGGTAAAACAAAGGCAAGGTTCACAAGTTCATTTTTTGGTTCAGCAGTAGAAGCTTCGATTTTACAAACATTACCATTAAGTTACCACGAACCATTTAGCCATGGTTCTATTGTAAGTGGTGGTGCTATTAGTAAAAATGATTTAAGCAATATTATAAATGAAGGTCTAAGTGAATCAAATCTTAACTTTCCGGCTATTGAGGCTCGATCATTCTGGGATGAATTTGAAAGATGGTGCGACAAAAATTTGATTAATATATTTACATCAGAATGTAAAAGGATGGGATTGAATATTGGAGCGAGTGCAACTTATTCAATCGGATGAAAGGATTAAAGGATGTTTATTTTAGGATTAGATATGAGTACACAGAAAACAGGTTATGCTGTGTTTGAAATATCAGATAACAAAAAGGAACTTATTGATTATGGCTGTTTTGAAATGTTGAGTTCAATTGAAAAAGATTGGAGAGTTCGTATTAAATATATGGCAAATCAACTTGGTGAATTGATGGGTCAATACGAATTTAGCAAGGTTTATATTGAGGATGTTCCACCAATTGTGAACAACTCACAGACGGTCAAGACACTTGGAGCCTTGCAGGGTATTGTGCTTGGGGTTACGGGAGTATACGCTGTACCAACTGAGTTTACCCCAGTTGAAACATGGAAAACCCAATTGAATATCAACCTTTCACATAGCAAGGAATACAATAGGGTTAAAAAGGATTTAAAAGGTGATAAAAAGAGTTTGGAATCTCTTAAAGGTAAAGTTAAGGCTTATGAGAAAAAAATGAGTATAGACCTTGTTAATCGTTATTTTGGGCTTGAGTTAAGGTGGAAAAGCTTTGGGTCTAAACAAAATGACGATGATATTGCAGACGCAATTAATATTGTGGCAAGTAAATTATTTGAAGGTTATAAATATGTTTTAAGAGATTTTGAAGATATTATGAATGAAATAAAATAACCTCTGTAGAAAGGGGGAATATATATGGCTGTTGACCTTTTTCAACTTGATTTAAAGGCTAAAGTTGATGTTGCTGATATAAAAAAGCAATTAAGAGAGGTTAGCAAAACCACTGAAATTAAATTAAATGCCGATAATACACGAAGAGCAACAAAAAATATAACTGAATTTAAAGATGCTACAGGGCAAGCTTATACGGCAACTGAAAAATTCAATAAAGAAGGAAAGCTTTTAAGCACAACATTAAAGACAACTGCGAAAGAATCAGAAACATTAGGAACAAAACTTTCTAATATGGGGTCGAAAATACAATCAATAAATGGTATATTTCAAGCCCTTAAAAATGTTGCCGTTAGTTTTGGTCAAGCATTACAACCATTATTAGAATTTGAAGATTCGTTGACGGAACTGAAGAAAGTTAGTGATTTATCGGGTACATCTTTAGATAATTATACTGATAAGCTTGCTCAAATGGGTCAAGAGGTAGGTAAATCTCGTTCTCAAATGGTAGAAGCGGCAACTGAATTTGTTAAGTCTGGGTTCAGTGAATCTGATTCTGCTGAATTGGCAAGAGTTGCAAATTTATATATGAATATTGCCGACGAAGAATTAAATGCAGGAGATGCGGCTAATTTTATTATTAGCCAAATGAAAGCATTTAATCTTGAGGCTCAAGATGCCGAACATATTATCGACAGTTTAAATAATGTGTCAAATAATACAGCTGTTAGTTCAGCCGACTTAGCAACTAACATTGGAAAAGCATCTGCTGCATTGGCAGTAGGTGGAAACACATATGAAGATGTTCTTAGTTTAATGACGGCAGGCGTTGAGATTACCCGTTCTGGCGCAAAAGTTTCAAGAGCATTGGTATCAGTACAATCTCGTTACAATCAAACTATAGACGAAACATCTTCAACAGGTCAAAAACTTATTGAATGGTATAATAAACATAATATCGCAATTAAAGACCAAGAAGGACAACAAAGAAAGCTTTATGACACATTAAGTGATGTATCAAAGATATGGAATGACCTTAGTAAAGATGAACAACTTTACTATCTTAATATCCAAGCGGGTGAATTGCGCCCCTTCAAGGTGAATTGCTGGAAGCCTTAAAGTTTTATTTACTACAACATAAGCATGAAATAAAGCTAAGTGTGAATGTTATAAAAAACAATAAAAATATATAGGTAATCAGCAGCCAAGCTCCGAACAGGAGAAGGTTCAGAGACTATTCCAATGGCGAGGTAAATGCTCGCAATAGAAGTACGACCACAAAGCTAGTGGTGGGTGAGATTCCCTTAAATGGAAGTGCCTTGACACGAAAGTGAAGATATAGTCCGAACTTATAGGAAACTATAAGGAAGAAAGTTTTATAAATAAAACTTTCTTTGGCTAATGTAGCGAATTAGCTTAACAATTGGCAAATCAAACACAAAATTTGAGTGCCATTCTTCAAAATTTTGACCAAGTTTTAAATGCACATGATTTAGCATTGAATGCATCGGGTTCGGCTGTGACAGAAAATGCTCGTGCAATGGAGAATCTTAACAAAAAGATTGATAACTTAAAAGCGTCTTGGTCTGAAATAGTTCTTGCATTTGTAAATTCTGAGGCAATTGGCAACATTCTTGATAAAGTTAGTTCTGCACTTCGTGATATTGCAAATAATGAAGCAGCAATTAACACAATTGTAACTCTTGTTAAAACTTTACTTCTTTTAGCAGGTTCTAAAGCTATAGTAGACTTTTTTAGTGGAGTAAAAGCATCAGTAGTACAGTTGCTTCCTAAGATTACAGAATTTATCACAAAATTGACCGCAGTGAAGGCTGTTTTGATAGGTGCTGAAACAGCAACAGGTACATTAGGTACAGCATTTTTGGGTTTAGTTACACCTCTTGGGGTAGTTATAGGTTTACTTTCTGTTCTTGCTATAGGTATTGCTGCTTATAACAAGGTTCAAAAAGCACCATCAGAACGCCTTGAAAAAGATAAAAAGACCCTTGAAGATACTAAGGAAAAATATACTGAAATCAAGAAAGAATACGACGAACTTCTTAGCCGTCAAAAGACTCTAAACTCTCAAGGTAAAGACCTTAATGACGCAGAAAAAAAGCGTTTGGAATTACTCGAACAACAAACAAAGGAACTCGAAGAACAAGAAAAGCAACAGATGGCAAATGTTGCCGCAAGTACCGTTGGCACATTACAATATACCCAAACAGGAACTAAGACTGTTAGAAAAGGGCAAGAATTTGCTGTTGTTGATACAGAAGAAGTTTATAAAGGTCAAAAGGCATTTGATGCAATGGCTAATGCGATTGCCGAAGCCACGGAGCAATACGAAAAAGGCGAAATTACACTTAATGATTATAATGGTCGGACAGGCGAATTAAAAGAACAACTTGATACAGTTTATGATTCGTATTTGGAAGTTATTCGTTCGGGTGGCGAGCTTAATGAACAAGACCAACTTAACTATGTCACACTTGTTAATTTAAAGGCGGCATGGGTTGATGCCGAAGGTGCATCAAGCGCTTATGCTCAAGCATTAGCTAAAGTTTCGCCCAATACAAATGAAGCAATACAATTAACTGACTTATATAGTGATTCTTTGGTGCGTGTAGGGAATCAATATTATTTCGTTACACAAGCCGCAAAAGATGCTGCAATAAAGCAGCTCTCAACAGAAATTTCTTTAACAAAGAATGTGCTCGAACAAGTACAAACAAGGATTGCAGCTCGTGCATTAGAATATGATTCGATTGTGCAATTTAATAAAGAGGCTTTAAAACACGCTTCTCCAACTAGTGCGGGGCAATTTTACGAGAGCAATCAAGGGCAAGCAGTTCAAAAATATTATAAATTAAAACGAAACCTTGAAAAGCTGAAAAATATTAAAGTTAAAAGTAACAGTATAGATGACACAAAGTCTCCGAACAAAGATACGACAAAAGGCAGGGGTAGCTCATCGGGTGGCGGTAGTTCCTCATCTGACACTTCTCAAAAATCCCGTGAACTTCTTGAAAAATATAAAAAAGAATTAGAGGAATATCAAGAAGCACAAGAAGATGCTTATAAAAAAGGTGAAATCTCAGCTTCTAAATATTATTCTAATATTCAAAAGAAGGGTAAAGCCCTTTGGCAAGATCTAAAAAAGCGTGGCAAAGATTATGCAGATTCGGCTCAATCTATGTTTGACGCTTATGTGAGTGCTAATTCTAATTCAGTTAAAGAGATTTTCTCCGAGCTAGATTATCGTTACAAAGAAGGCGATCTTACAGGTAGACAATACTACAATAATCTTTGGAAATATGCTAATAAGTTCTACAAGAATGGAAAGCTTTCTTTTGATGAATATAGAGATTATGTATCTAAGGGCTATGACGCTTTATTTGACCAACTTGAAGATAATTATAATGATGGTACAATTAGTGCTGAAAAATATCAAGAACAAGTAAAAAAGGCTCAATCTGACGCAAGTGAAGCAATTCGTAACGCAACTAAAAAGGGTTTAATTGATAAATCTGTAGCCAGTGAAGTTTACAATCTTTTAGTTAAGCGTGGGGCAGAAGCGGCAAATAGTGTTGCTAAGGCACTTCATGATTCTATGGTTAAGGCTGCAAAAGAGGCTGTTGCGGAAGCTGAAGCTGAACTTGAAAAGGCTCAAAAGAGACAAACTCAAGCCGAAACCTATATTAGTGCTTTGCAATTTTGGTCTGACGAAGAGCAAGAACGAATTGACAAGGTTATTGATGGTTACAATGACGAGATTGATAAACTTCAAGAACAACTTGATTTACTTGATGAACAAAATGATGCATTAGACAAGCAAGCAGAGCGGGTAGAACTTGTGAATGCTTTAGAAAATGCGAAAAAGAAAAAAGTTCGTATATATGATGCAAAATATGGCTGGGCATGGGGTGAAGATAAAAAGGCTGTATCTGAGGCTCAAACCGCTCTTGATGAGTTCGATAAAGAGCAAGCACGACAAAAAGAAAAAGACGCTATCAATGCCGAAATTAAAGCTCTTGAGGAACTGATTAAGAAAAAAGAAGCTGAAAAGCAAGCATATCAAGATGTAATTGATGAACAAACAAAAGCCCTTAATCGTTATAATATAGAAGCTCAACTTGGTGTCACTATTGAAGAAGCCATATTCCAAGATAGAATTGAAAATTTTGATAATTGGAAAAATTCGTATATTAGTGGCATACATGAAGTTATTTCTGCTATTGAGGCTGTTAATGACGCTCAAAGTAGAGTTGATTTTTCGCAGTCTGAACTTGATAGAATTGAAGCTGAAGAAGCCCCAGAGATTAAAACAGGTAAAACTTCAACCACTGGTGCAGGATATCAATATACTGACGATATGTCGAAGCAAGAAAAGCGTAACGCTGCTGTTCGTGCTAATATTGAAATGCGTAAAGCACAAGGGTATGAAGTTACTGAATGGTATGATTCAAATGGTGATTTGCACTATAAAGCTTCAAGTACGAAAACTTCCAAGAGTAATGTTAAATCTGGTGATGCAACCAATCTAAAGAAGAACAAACGTGCCTCTGGCGATGTTTCAATTCCTAAATCTGGAGTTTATAATGTAAACGAACTTGGAGACGAGCTTATCGTACCACCAAAAGGTAATTTCGATTATCTTAAAAAGGGTACTGGGGTAGTTCCTGCTAACTTAACAAGAAATCTCATGGATTGGGGTAAGTTTAATCCTAAAAATTTACTTGGTAAACAAATGTCAAGCGTTACGAACGACCATTCGATTACAATTCAAAATCTTACAGTGCAATCGGATAACGCAAAAGATTTCGTAAGACAATTACAAAATCTTGCAATTGTTAAACAATAATTATACCCCCTTATTGGGGGTATAAATTTTTATAGAAAGGGGAAATTAGATATGCTTTTTCAACCTTCATATCCACAGCCCTATTTTTCCGATGTAGATGGCACAAAAGAATCTACATTTTCATGTTACATAAACGCAGATAGTAATACTCAAGTATCTGCTTATCAATTAAAAATTAATAATTTGGGTGGCGATGAGGTTTATAGTTCGGGGCGTATTATTTTGCCGACATCCCTATATGGCAATCAGCAATTAAACATTAATTTGCCAATAGACCAATTGTCTAATGGGGAAGATTATACTTGGAGTGTAGATTTATATGAAGACGATGCCGATATATGGATAACAAGTGGAATTATGACATCATTTCCTGTTACGGGCACATCGTCAACTATGGATTTAAGAATTAACTCACTTATTGAAGTTGGAATGGTCGTTGCCAATAACAATCAAAGAGCAATTATTACGGGTATCGATACAACTAGCAATGACTATATGAAAGTCACGATTAGTCCAACTATTGTGCTTAATTCTTCAAATCCGTCATATACAATTTATGACAATAAGATTCAATCAAATGATTATTATTTTCGAGCAAGAACGACTCCAACTTTAACTTTAGAAGCAGTTCCACATCAAATTGCTTCAAAAGCGTATACTTTTAAGGCTAATTATTCTCAGCTTGAAAATGTGGGATATAAATATTTCGAGTGGACAATTTATGATTCGGTCGGAAACGCCCTAAATCAAAGTGGGCAAATCAATGTGGGTGAAATTATTTACACATTCGATGGTTTTTTAAATAATACAACTTATGGTATTGGTTTAACAGTAGAAAATCAAGATGGTACGGTAATGACATTGCAGCCGATATATTTTGATGTATTATATGATTTACCATCTCTTGAAAATACACCGAAAGCAGAGGTTGTTTGCAATAAAGATGCAATTATGTTAACATGGAATCCGTTGCTTATTAACAACGGGGTGGCAACAAATACAAATGGTGATATATCACCATGGTATGACTTTGTAAATAATGAACCATACACAGGAGGCTCAAGTGTTAATATTCATCAAAATAGTTCTGTTTCGTGGGCAATAGGTTCTGAAAGTTCACCCGTTCTTATTCCTTATGAATCCACAACTTATTTTTATTGGCACACAGCGGACATCAATTTTCGAGGGCTTGTATATGAACAAAAGGGCGAATATGTAAATTTATTAGCTATGAATACAATTGCCCCTACTAGTGCAAGCAAAGGGGATAAATATTATAATCTCAAGGATATGCTGATATATACGGCTGTTGATACTAATATTTGGGGTATTACAGGTGAAAATCCGAAAAGTGAATTAATTTATTACTTATCTTCTAACAAGACAAAATATGTGTGGAATGGTGTCGATATGATAAATACCGATTATTCTGAACCCACTTATACAATAAGATACAATGCAGGTATTTTTACTTATACAATCCATAATGGAGATGTTAATAAGACAGGACAAATTAAAGTTGCAGATGTTGGCGAACAATGGTTGTTACAACCAAGAGACACACTTAAGACCGCAATGTATATATGGGACAGCAACAAAAAATGGGATGACACACTTTATTGGACGGAAACGACACAATCAACTTTAACCGATAATTGGTTCAAAATAACTTTATTGCCGACAGAGATACAAATCAAAACTCTTGTCTCTAATACAATTACTTTTTATATCCGTGATAAATCGAGTCCATTTTACGCAGATAGGGGAATGACTTGGGATACATGGGTTGAGAGTACATATAGTCAAGCCTATCTGGGAGATATAGAGTTTTCTGTTGATAAGATTAAAAATAAAGTTATAGCTACAACTCCAGCCGACGTTTGGTATATACAATATAATGACAATGATGTTACTCCATCTGATATCATTATTGATAAGGCTTTTTATAGTTAGAACTAAGGAGGTATTTTATGACATTTTCATATAATAAAGCAACTTTATATGGACAGAGTTATGTTGATTACCTCTGGATTAAAAATAAAGTTGACACACAAACAGAAATAGATTCTACATTATCGTATACTTATAAACCCGCATGGGATAATGATACTTTGTTATTGGCAAATTTTGACAATACGTTAGGTGGAGGAAATATTCCATCTTTGACTGATAATATTCTTTATTGGCAAATCTACCGTAAACAACCGGAAGATACAACCTTAACTTTTGTGTGTAAAGTACCTGCATCACAATATCGATTAATAGATTTTAATGTTTTAAATAATGCTGAATATCAATATACTATCTTTGCTGAAACCGAAACGACTATTTCTGCGCCATTTGAGCAAGTAGGTTATATTACAACAAATTGGTGGAATTGGTCGCTCGTGGGTTTGCAAGAAAGCGAGACAACAGGTTTATATTATGCCGACAATGATAATATTTGGTTGTTTGATACCGAATTAGCTAGCTCGGGTTTAGATCAAAATATTGCAAAATATGTTATGGATAATTTTACGCGTTATCCATCAATCTCAAGTGGTGTAAAAAATTATATGACAGGTTCGCTAACAGCATTTCTTAGTAATGTAGATGTAAAAGTTGGTAAATATGAAGATACGGTTGCTCAATACAATGCCTTTGTTACATTTATTGCGCAGCCTACCCTAAAATTATTACGGGATAGAAAAGGTAATGGATGGATTGTTTCGACAACTGATGCTAATGCACAATACATTGATGAATCACCACAACAAATTACGAGAGTGTCTTTTGGTTTTACACAATTAAATGATATAGATAGTATTAATATAATAGGAGGATAAGAATGGCTGATATTAGCTTTAATCAAATTAATCCCCAAAGATATATTACACTTGTAAAAGACCAAGCGATACGTCCACGTTTTCGCTTAAATTTACTATATCAAGATGAAAGTATTAGAGAAGATATTACTCCTTATATTATTGATGGGTCGGGTAGCTTGCAAATTCAATATGCGCAAGGCAAACGCAGAAGTTTAAATTTTACCTTAAATAACGAAACAGGGCAATTTACTCCTGTGGATATGAATAGCAAAATATGGGTTAATACAAAATTTAAGCTTGAACTTGGTATGGAATTTGCAAATGGTGATATTGTATGGAATAACGCAGGAATTTTTGTTGTTGGTAATCCAAGCGCAATAAGACAAGGTGGACAAACAACAATGGATATACAATGTTATGATAAATTTGCTTTGCTTGATGGAACACTCGGGGGCACTCTTGAAGCGACCTATGAAATTGATGCAGATGAAAAAATTTATAATATTGTAGTTGATACATTGACTCAAGATAATGGCAATGGTTATCCGATTGATTTAAAACCTGTTTTGTTTGATAATTCACTTATTGACGAAAAAACAGTTTACGCCTTATCTAAAGCTGCGAATGAATCGCTTGGGGCAATTTTGATTGAACTTGCAGATATGATTGCTTGTGATATTTACTATAACGAAGAAGGAAATCTTGTAATTGATTCGGGAATCAAGGATATTGCTCAAGTGAATAAACCTACACTTTGGACTTTTTCCGACGAAGAGTTTTCTTATATTTCTAATACCGTGACGTATGACTTTACGAAACTCCGCAATAGGGTAACGGTTGTAGGGTCAAATGTGAATGGTGATAATATATATGTAGCAACATCTGAGAATACCAACCCTCGTTCGTCAAGTAGAATTGAGGTTGTGGGGATTAGAAATTATTATTTAGAAGATGCAAATATATATTCAGACTACTTGGCTCAATCAAGGGCTGATTATGAGCTTAACAAACTTTCAATATTGCAACAAACAATACAAATATCAAGTACTTTTATGATACATTTAGATGTAAATAATTGTATTGCTCTTGAGGACAATTTCTTTAATTATTACGACTCAAGATTTATTATTCAATCAATTTCAATTCCTTTATCAACAAGGTCACAAATTTCGATTGAATGTACGAATATTGCAAGTTTACCATATTATCCAAGCTAAAGGAGGATAACATGAATAATGAAGAAATGCAAACACTCATAGATATTATGAAGCAAGTTGCAAGAACAGAATGTAAAAAAATTCTAAAAGAAAATAATATAGAAACAATTATGTATGGAAAAGTTATCGCCTCCACAAGTAAAGGATATACAATTCAAATTGCAGGAGGCGATAAGCCATACACTGGTCTTAAAAATAAAAGCAATAGTTCTATTTCTATTGGAGATTCCGTTATTGTAAAAGCAATTAATGGAAACGCAGGAAATGGTTATATTGCAGTCAAAATGGGATAGAAAGGAGGATTTATATGGCATGGACAAATATTGCTAATGGCGATAATACAGGCGATATACTTAATAAGATTAATGGTATTGGGGCATACTTAGCAAGTGCAACAGAGATAATAGAAAATTATCAAATTCCAACTTCTGCGTGGGTTAATGATTCAACTTATACAGATTTTCCATATAAAGCCGATATCCCATTTAGTGCTTGTACTCCTAATCATATCCCATATGTTCATTTTGGAATTGACCAAGAGATAAGTGGAAGTTATATTGGTGCTACAAGCGGAGATGGAAAGGTGAGTATATGGAGTGATAAGAAAGAATCTTTTATAATTCCATATATATTACTTTTTGAAGGGAGTGATAATATATGAGTTTAGATTGGAAAAATATTGCAGATGGTGACATTGCAAGTTCGGTTAGAACGAAATTAAATAACTTAGGGCAATATGCAAGTGATTTAATCTCAATTATTGAAAATACAACTATTCCAACTTCAACATGGGTTAGTGATACTACACATTCACCTTTAGCTTTTAAGGCAACGATTCGTATAAGTGACATAAGTAATACCGATATTGCAGTTATTCTTTTTTCACAAGTTGACCAATCAACCTACAATTATGCAGGAGGCGAAACAGGGAATGGAATTCTTACGATTTACGCGCTTACAAAACCAACTGAAACAATTACAATTCCGCAAATCCTAGTATTTAAGGGGGTGTCATAATGGCGAATGGTTGGACAAATGCAAATAATTTTAAACCATGGACGCAATATGAATTTACTCCAGGAACAGAGGATATTATAATTCCGAAAGGTAGTTATTTAAGTCAGACTATTAAAGTACATGGTGATTCAAATTATGCATCGTGTAATATTGTACAAGGTGAAAGTGTGGGCGATATTCCATATGGATCTGCAAATACACCTGTGCGCAATTTTCCATGTGGAGAATTTTATTCTAAAAACTCTTCTTTCCCATGTGGATGTATTGATATACAATATAATCAGTCGTTTCTTTCAACAAAAGAGGCTACCTTTAACAACCATGTCATAAAATGCGATGAAACGGGGGTTTATTGGATATTTATCGTCAACAGCAAAACAACAATCAATGATAAAAATGCATATAGAAGTGAAGATTCTGGAGCTACTTGGACTCCTATTCGGACACAGCTGGATGATCTTACTAAGAGTGCATTAGATTATGTAATAATTAATAATATAAATTATTGGCTTGTCTCTGGTGTTGATTGGATAGATGAAGATCCAACCGATACTGTATGCTCGTATTCAACTGATTACGGCAACACATGGGAAGTAGGTCGCTATGATAAAAATGTAAAAGCATCATATTTTATAATAGGATGTCCCGGAAAAACAGATGAATTTCCATTTATGGGCATTATTAAGACTGTCGATAATCAAATCGATATTATACAATCCAGAGATTGCGAACAATGGACAAAAGTACAAACATTAACTGTTTCTGATACAACACAGCCATTAGACATGATATGGGATAAAAACCAAAAATGTTATTATATTTTAATGGCAGGCAACTTATATAAGAATGGTCAACTTATGAATATATCAATACCCGAATCCGATTTGGTAACACAAATAGTTTTGGGAAGAGAAACCGATCATTTGTATGCAGTAATACCCAATGGTTTATATGATATAAATACTACAACAAATGCAATTTCTGTGTCAAAAACTTTACAAGAGTATTTGAGTAATATTGCTACACTCGGTATAAATCATACAGAATGGATAACTAGAGTGGAATATTTTAATTCGGTATTCTTTTTAATAGGAAGTTCTGAAACGCCTTACATACTAGAATATTGGGTAGAAGGTAGTTCGATAGGGCTTGTGTCAACATCGTTTGCATCTAATTGCTGTTGGATGCACGCGTCCAGCAACAAAATATATACTTCATATCGGGTATTGGTGCAGTCAATTTATGAAAGCGGTCGTTATCACTATCCGAGCAAATTTCCTATGTTAACACAGTGCGACATTACCATAAAAGGAGAGATATAAATGATAAGTAAATGTAATCTTAATCAATGTGCAAAAAAAATTTCAGGTATATCTTTTTATCCTACAAGAGAGACAACTTATGTGCCAGCTCGTTCTTCATATTTACAAGATAATGGTATAGTCAAAAAAGTTATTAATTTAAACACATTGAGTATTATTAAGAATAAAACAATTTTTGGTGTTTCAGGGAGTGTTCAGACTTATCAGTATAAAATTGCTTCTCACTCTTCATATGTAGGTGGTGTAACTGTCGCAGATTATAGCGTAATTCACAAGGGAGGAGATACAGAATATAGGAGTATTACCCCTATATCTCGTCAACCCCAACAAATATCTTTTTCTACAGCACCATGTTACCCCACAAAAATGGGGTGTGTTTTTTCTGATTATATTACAAAGAACTTACAGCTTTTAGGAGTCAAAAATAATTATATATATATGCTCAATGATAATCAATGGATTATTTGTCAAATAAGAAATACAGAAACTTATACGTGGCAAAAAAACATAAACATAATTGATACTTCTACCATTAGAGCATACTGCGATGATACAGGTCTTTATTTGTATGCTGATAATATTTTAAGGAAATACGCCGTTGATGATGGTAATGTAACATGGACAAAACAAATGGCTATAGATTATTTCAAAGTTACTCAGGATAGTATCGTTATTGCTTTATCTGCTAATAATGTGTATTATATTGATTCAAATTCGGGCAATATATTACATACCTACAAACAATCCTTTTTTTCTGTTGGTAGAGATAACATATCCATTGATTGGATTTCGGGTTATGTGGTCATGCATAATATCTCTAACAACAATCAAGCATATAGAGTCATTGTCCTTAATAAAGATGGTGAGGTTTTGTATAATTTAACAAGTGGGTTTCCATTTCTCTATGATAACATACAAACAATTGCGATTTTATCAAATCAAAAACTGGTTGTCGTTTATAAAGCTATAGATACATATGGTAATATAACACACACGATGGGGGCATTAATAACCTTGTCAACATTAACATATACTCTTTTAGACTATGATTATACGCCTTATCAAACGATTTGTAGCGACGACATTCAGGAAGTGGTTTCTCCAAATGGTAATGGCATATATACTGTTTTGTCTACAGGTTCGGCTACTGGTTTGGAAAATAAAATTATAGTTACGAGAATGCAAATTACAAACGGTAGAGCAGGATTCAATCAAATATTAGAGAATAAGGTTACACAAAATCTACCTTTTATGCCTTCTTGCTGTTTTGATAACAACAAAATATATTATATTGCAAATGACGAAGCTAATTCACAAACAAATCGAATTATGGGGATGTGTGATAATTATGGCTGTGCAACATATTTTATAGATACTGTTTATATATTAGATAGATATGATTAAATAGCAAGGGGGTAAATATATGATTGGATTCTAGTTTGTTGTCTACGGCTCTGCCACTAAACAGTGAAACTGTAGAACTACCTGCGTATGACGCGGATATCAAACCGAATACCTTTGTGTCGATTGCAGATACGCAAGCAGATTCTTGGATTACAGAGCTTCAAGACAACACAATAGTAGAAGACAGTAGCTCTAATGATGCAACGCAAGCACAATTTTTCAGTATAGACACAACGCATTTTGCATTGATGTATTTCACAAACAGTTATACATTGTAAAAATTGCAAAGGTCAATACAGACGGAACATGTGAAATTATACACACCTTCTCTGACAACAGTAGTTATAATTACACAAACAAAATAGATGAAGTAGAATAGGAGGAAAAAATGTCATGCGTAAATTTACTTATTAGCCACAATATAATCATTCAAGGTTCAACCCCAACTCTCTGTCTTCACCTTGATTATGATATATCAGACCCACAGACAGAGGAAGAGGCAGAATATAAAGATTATTATGACACGACCGTAATTATCAAATATAGCCTTACTGATTATCTTTATTATACATCTCAAAACGACCTCACAATTCTGCCCGATGTTATTGATGAAGAATCATGTTCGTGTGAGTGTCAACAAGGATGCACGATTTTTCTTGATTTATCTCAAGAAGATACAATTAAATTCAAGAAGCAAATTTATATACAAGTTATTGCCAAGAATAAAAATAGCGGAGCTGTGTTGGAAACATTTGAAGTTCCGATTAATATATGTAGAAAATTAGATAGGAAGGTGATATAGTGGGAAATTGTAATTGTGGGTCAAATACAACGAATATGTGTATTCCCAATAAGCCTCTAAATGATTCATACAATTATAATAATTTACGAAATAAACCCGAAATCAATGGTGTTTCCCTTATGGGAAAACAGACATCGGTTGATTTAGGGCTTTATGGGGAAGGAAATCCCGAAACATATGCATTTGAACAGAAAGTTGCAAGTGCGCTCTGGCACATTGAACATAATTTGAAAAAGTTTCCAAGTGTAACTGTTGCTGATTCCGCAGGTAATATTGTAGTCGGTGAAGTTATATATATAGATGAGGGAGCTTTAGAGATTGCTTTTAGTGGTGCTTTTAGTGGCATTTGTTATTTAAACTAATTTTTATTTAGGAGGAAACCCCTTATGAAATTTTTAACATCTATTAACTTATTACAGAACGAATTACAAAATGCAGTTATTCAACCTTTAGCTGTTGCACCAGAAAACCCAGTTGAGGGTCAAATTTATTATAATTCTACAAAGAAAACTCTCGAACAGTATGATGGAGCTAATTGGAATGTAGTAGGTAAAGAATATACATTACCGACAGCAAGTGCTGACGTTCTTGGTGGTATCAAAGTTGGTGCAGGATTACAGATTTCTGACCAAGGCACTCTTTCCACAACTGGTGGCGGTGTTGCTGATTCCGTTGAATGGACAGGCGTACTTGATACACCGACCGATTTAGCAGGATATGGAATTACTGACGCTAAGATTGAAAATGGTGTAATCACATTAGGTAAAACCACAATTACACCTGTAACAACTGTAAATGGTAAGACTGGCAATACAGTTACACTTACAGCTGCGGATGTTAAGGCACTTGCTGATGATACTACTTATGTGGAATCTGTTGACGGACAAAGTGGAGTAGTTACGACAAATGCTGTTAAGTATACAACTCAAACTTTAACTGATGAACAGAAGCAACAGGCAAGAACAAATATCGGAGCAGGAACTTCGAGCTTTGATGGCGATTATAATAGCTTATCTAACACGCCAACTATCGATACAGCTTTAAGTGCAACTTCTACGAACGCTGTTGAAAACAAAGCTGTGACAGCTGAACTTAACAAGAAATATGATGAAACTAATCAACCACCATATCCTGTAACAAGTGTAGCTGGTAAGACTGGTGCAGTTACGCTTGCTAAAGGCGATGTTGGTTTAGGTAATGTTGCAAATGTTCTCCAATATTCTGCTGATAACGAACCGCCTTATCCTGTAACAAGTGTTGATGGTGAAACGGGTGCGGTTGTACTGAGCGATGTTAAGTATACAGAACAGACTTTAAGTGAAGCTCAGAAGACTCAAGCAAGAACTAATATTGGTGCAGGCACAAGCTCCTTCTCTGGCAGTTATAATGACTTAGATGATAAGCCAACTGTTGATACTGCTATGAGTGCAGACTCCACAAATGCAGTTCAGAACAAGGTTATCAAAGCTTATGTTGATGGTATTGTAGCAGCAAGCCAAGGTATTGTTTATAAGGGAACAATTAATAAGACGGATGATATTCCTACAACTTATAATGTTGGCGACCTCTATATGATTGCAACCGCAGGTACTTATGTAGGACAAGTATGTGAAGTTGGAGATTTGATGATTGCTGTTGTAGAAAGGAAAGGTACAGGTAACCAAAATTCTGACTGGGATGTTATTCAGACGAATATTGATGGTGCAATCACTGAAATTACTGGTGACGCTCCGATTTCTGTAACTGGAACAGGTGCAAGTAGAGAAATTGCTCTTGCTGATTCTGGTGTAACAACTGGTGGATATGGTGATACTGCTAATCAAACTCCTGCATTTGGTGCAACATTCAAAGTTCCAAGCTTTACAGTTGACCAATATGGTAGATTGACAGCAGCAGGTGAACACACAGTAACCATTCCGGCAACTGTTGCAACAGATACGGTAGCAGGTATTATGAGTGCCGCAGACCACAAGAAATTAACTAATGGTCTTGCTGATATTGGAACATTAAAAACTGATGTAGAGACACTTAAGGGCAAAGATGTAACTAAATATGTTGTTACTATTCCAACAGGACAAACAACTGCAACTGCTACGATTGCGGAAAGTGTTGATGTTCTTTCTGTGATCGCTACAAATAATACAACAGGTGAAGAAGTAATGATTGATAGTTCTGTAAGTGGCACAACATTTACAGCTTCTATTGCTAAATCTGTTGGTTATGCTGTAAAGGTAGTTGTTACTGTATTATAATATGACTTAAAAAGGAGGGTCTTTGACCATGAAAAATTTAGGGGCAATTTCAGACCCGAAAGACATAATTACAAAAGAATATTTAGATGAGGGTATTGGCAAAACTGTCAATACCCTTGAAGATAATGTACAAATGGCTGAAAGTGATATTGAGTCACTTCAGACTGATGTTGGCACATTACAAACAGATAATACTGCAACAAAGGCAGCTGTTAAAACCTTACAAGATACATATGTGCCGAATACCAGGAAGGTGAATGGTAAGGCGCTTGATGTCGATATAGAATTAACTGCTTTCGATGTAGGTACTCAACCCGCTGAATGGGAGTGGAAGGGCGACCGTGCTTATGGCTTGGTTATCGGCACAGGAAGCGGACACGACGTTGAAATAGGTCAAATGACAGTGGAAACGACCGAAGATAGTTATGTTGCTTATTATTATGGTCGTTATGTGGATAATTCTTATATTAAGACATCTTTTGATTCTGCATCAAGTTATCGAGCTGTTGAAGTATCAATCGAGCCGACTACTGATATGGGGATTGTTAATAAAAAGTTTTTAGAAACTCAACTTGCGAATATATCTATTCCAACAAAAACCTCACAGCTCACTAATGATAGTGGGTTCCTTACTTCTGCCCCAGTCACTAGTGTAAACAGTAAGACAGGGGCTGTGAAACTTACGGCTTCTGATGTGGGGGCATTATCGTTAAATGACGGTGGTTCAGTTGGTGGTGGCGTTACCTTCAATGGTAGCGTTATTATAAATGGTGGTGTTAGTCTTAATGGTGTTTTAAAGACAGATATAGATTTGGCAAATGCTCATATGTTAAAAAATGGAACAATAGAAAATGTTACCTTTAAAGAATGTACACTAAGTAGCGATTTTAATACAGGCGGTTATTCCATTGCAGGTCTTCCAACTCCTACATCCAGTTCTGAAGCTACCAATAAAGAATATGTTGATGGTCTTGCTATTCACACAGTTTTATCCACATCCGTTCCGACTACAGCATGGGTAACTAACACTAACTCTCAAGCCACAACTCAAGAAAAAACGGATTTTCCATTTATGGCAACCATATCCATTTCGGGTATGACTACGAATTTTGGTGTTGATGTGTTATTGACTTATGATGACCAAATAAGTGGTAATTTCTGTTCATGTGTATATTCTACATCTGGTGGCGTTATTATTGAGGCTAAGGAAAAACCAACTACTACAATCACAATTCCTGTGATTCGTTATTGGAAATCTTGATAAAAACAACAAAAAAAAGGAGTACATGATTATGATAGGACGGGCTAATATATTAAATAATGTTTCGGGGGGGGGGGGGGGGGGATCATTGTTGATATCAAAAAGGATATAGACCTTCCAATCAAAGTTGATTTTATACCAACATTTGTTGGTATAAATGATAAAACATATAGTGGGTAACTCTTTCGAGATTTATATTAGGTTGTAGTGATGTATACATTATAAATACTGATTTACCTCAAAGTATTTTGTCGGAAGATGTTCATATATCTTATAAATTTACTGACGCGTTAGATTATAGAACTAAAATGATTTGGGTGTATTCAACCACATCTCAAATGTTGAATAGGTATATCGATAACGGATCTATATATTCAATATCGCCTATGTCTGATATAGATTTCTTACTTATATGTCAAACGAATTAAATTAATAAAAGGAGGTATTAAATGGCTAAATTTTGCGGAGGCTTCAAGTTTAACCCAACAAGCCTCAAGTTGATAAAGGGGATTCTTTGCCTTTCCGATGCTCAAGATGCCGATATAACAAAAGCCGTGACTGGCTGCGGGCAGATGTGGGATGGAGAGACATTTAAAATTGTAAAAGTCGATGGTTATAAACCATGCATTACATTGAAAACAAATGGTCATCCTGTTCAAAATATACTTATAGGAAATTGCGGTATTAGTTTGGATGGTGAATTCTTTATGAAGGACTCATCCACACAAGCCGTTAGTGTAGTCAACGGTTATATTTTGAAGATTACAGTTATTCCATCATCTGCACAAGTTGTAGTAATGAACGAAGCTCAAGAGGTCATTCAGCCAACAGGCATTAATACATACACTTTGAGTGACATTGATGCAAAATATAGTGTGACTGTCAGTGAAAAAGGATATATTGGACAAAGTAGAACAATTGTGAATAATCAAAACCAGAGTTTGATTTTGATGTTAAGTAATGTTCTGTCACTTTACAATGGTAGCATTGATATTCAAAACAAGGCGACTTATGGCGATGTAGACCAATATGTAGTATCGTTCCCTACTCCAATTGCATTTGAAACAGGTCAACAATATCAAGTAACCTTTGATCATAAAAAATATATTGTGACAGCGCAAAGTGCAGCAAACACTGATGTAACAGGTTCTTATACGCTTGTATATTTAGGTACTACAAATGGTGATATTAAAATTGGTACAGCTGGAACAATTGAGAATCCATCCTTCACTGATTATCCATTTATGTTGAAAACTAAGATAGATGATAAAGGTGAATTAGAATCTACATCGATTTCTGCTACTAAAGCAGGTAATTATGAACTTAAAATTATTCCATGGGAATAAAAAGACAGAGAATCAACTCTGTCTTTTTTCGGATTCATTTAGATTCTATAATTGTTACATCTTTTATAGCATTTTCCTCTTTGGTCTTATGCCCCCATCATGCGATTATTTCGCCCTAATACAATATGGACTATTATCTGCAAAAGCAAATAATGCAACATCTGGTTTACATAAACGGCATGTTTTACATACGCACGCATTGTTATGAATGCTAATGGAGTTTTTTATCTGTTGGCAGTTTGACACCATTAGTACTACCGAATCCCCCATCTTTTCGTTCGCTATCAATCGTCATAATTTCTTCTTCTGTATATTCTTCAATCACTTTTTTTGGATTCGGAATAAGTACCCCTTGTGCAATTGCTTGAGTCAGATCAAGATTATAAGGTTTGTCTGTTGTGTTCTCTAAGCACACAATTATTTCCCCTCTATACCCACTATCAATAACGCCTGCTCTAAGTGCAATACCTTGTGAACCAAGTGAACTACGTTCCTTGAGAATCATGCTATATTCTTTATCCATAGCCATAATAATACCAGTCGACAACTTTGCCACCATATGTGGTTCGAGCGTATATTGTAATTGAGACTGATTAAAATAGTAAAAATCTAATCCTAAATCTTCTTCCCTCCCTGTTGGAATTGTTGCTGTAGGTAAGCACTTAGCGAACTTAATTGTAGTAACATCTCTCATAAAATTCGTTATCCTCCTGTTCTTTCTTTATTTCTCGAATTGTATCAGCGTAAGCTTCGGCTGCATTAATACAAAATCTTACCAAACCATCATTAAATTCATTCCATGTGTAGTCACATATTGTTGTGGTATTCCATGGTTGTAAAATTTTAATAACGGCAAATGGTGGATTTTGCTTTAGCATAAACTTTTCTAGCGTTTCTGGTTTATCATCAATGACGATATCTGCATCAAGCCTCCACTTTTCTTTCATGCAGATAATTTGGCTTGGTTTGATAAACGGAAACAACTCAAAAAAGCGGTTTAATTTAGCTGTAGCCGTTTTATAATGGGTATCCGTACAAATTATTAAGTCGATATTTTTGTGGGCATTGAGTGTATTTAACGCAGTTTTGATGGTTGGTGAAACAGTAATATTCTGCCAAAAGATATCATCAGCTAAAACATCCCAGAATAATTTTTTATTACTCGGATTAAGACGCTCTTCAATATCCCAAGAAGTTACCATTGATTTATTGAGTGACTTATCGTGTTCATCGTCTAAAATAGCGTACTTATAACTTTGTGCCCGTCGTTTTTTATAAGTTGTAATCCAGTTTTCCACTAAATCCCATATACAATCATCAATATCTATCATTATGGTAATTTTGTCATACATTTTTTTTCTCCTTGATAATAATGGTCTAATTCTGCCATGCTCATAAGATGGTAAATTTGAAGCCCGGCCTTTTCAATAGTGTCATTTAAATTGTTAGTAACTGCAAATGTATATTGCAAATTATCAAATTTTTTAACATCGTTTGTAATTCTAGCTCCGATAGTTTCGTCATCATCTCCTCTTATCTCCATACGTGCAGCACGAACATAAACACTTGCATAAAGATATATAGTTAAAAGCTCTTTATTTAACCCATATTTTTCTTTATATTGTTTCAGAGTTTCAATTCCATCAGGGTCAATAATATAAATGTCTGAATTTTCAACTTGTTCTTTTGTTGCACAATATTTATATCCGTCAAATTCTGTATAGGCAACCTTATCCTCGAGAGCCTCAAATTCCTCTTCTGATATAAAAATATGTCCTTTTTCACCCTCAAATCTTGGTGGACGTGTGGTATAAGATTCTAAAACCTTCATATCAAAATTTTGTGCTACAAAGTTTGCAATCGATGTTTTACCACATCCCGATTCTCCGACAAGTAATGTCAATACTTTTTTATCATGATTTCTCATAATAATATTAACCATTTTTTGACTAATCATAATTCCTCCTTAATCTTCCCATTCTTCCACTAAAATTAAGATTGTATTGTATTCATCATCATTTGTAGCAGGGTTAAAATAAATTCCAACAATATCTTTGAAGGTAATTGCTCCTAAAAAATCCCTTTCTTTATTGCATATTGTTATGCCTTCAGTTTTTAAAACAGTTAAATATGATTCAATCATATCTTTATGAATACGAGTGGCGAAATAATACTCTTTAAATTCAACATCATTTGCATTAATATATTTAACTAAATAATAATTATCTACATTCATCATCTTTTCCACCTTCTTTCTTGCGATAATGTTCAAGCCATGCTTTTTCTTGAATTGTGTGTTCCATTCCATAGAAAGCTTTATAATTCAACCAATAATAGTGTTGCAAATCATATTCATCTTGACTTAAAGTAATGAAATTTACATTTCTTTGTGCGCAAAATTCCTCAAAAGTCTTAGCAATCTTAGCTTTGAATTGTTTGTTGTTTTTCTTGCGTTTATTGTGACTGTAGCTCATATTGTACCTCCTTTATTTTGTCACGAATATTAATAATAAACGAGACAATTTGTCAAGGGAAAGATTATTTATCTTTCCCTTTTTTCTTATGCGCTTTACGGACATCTTTAAGTTCAACCCAATGATTCTTGTCGTTGCGATAATCCTTAAGTTCCCAGTCATTGAACAACTTAGCCACTTCATCATTGCTCATGAGCTTCTTCAGTACACAAAACGCCAAGCCTGCATCTGGGTTGTAAAGGGTATCCTTTGGGCATACATTACGAGTTTCTGTACCATCGCTCCAAAAGACGATTGTGGCAGGATTATTGTAAAGAATTCTTTCAATATAAACTTTGTTACCTAATACTCCATATACATCTTTTACATAAATTGGTGATAAAGTGCCTCCATATTCTGCTTTTTCTAATGGTTTAGTGTAAATAATTTCATCCTTCATTTTGTTCTCCTTTCTTCTTATCCCATTTATCATATAACCATGTATTATATATTTTATACCGCTCTTGGATATTTGTCAAGTCAATTTTTACAAATGGCAACCACTTTTCTACCATTTTGCAGCAATTCATCTCACAACATCCACACCGATACACACAATTGGGAATCATCATATCGGCAATCAACGGTTCAATTTTATGCAACTCATACTTAAACTCTTCCCAAAGTTCCCTTGTTTCTTTACTCGCTTGGAAACACAATCTTTTTCTGCTCGTGTCAATTAAGTGTTGCACATTTAACTCACAACGCATAGATACAGGGGAATCTTGGGGTAGAGTATGTCTATCTACCCCTGTCCGATCAGTGCGCTGTGTCTGTACGAACTTTTCCCATTTGTGTCGAACAAGATGTGTCGCTACCCATGTTGGAATATTCTCAAAGTCTACGCGAATGATTAAATCACGAATTGGAGAATGTTCGGCGGTCAAGATTGATTGCTTAAATTTATCACTTGGTTCTTTGGTAAGAGGCGGTTTGCTGACTGTAAATCGACAATCATTAAGTACCTCATTCCATGAGCCTTTTAAGTTAATATTAGTTATTTTCATATCAATACCTCGCCCTTATGTTCAGACTTATCGTTCTTTTCAAAATGTAAGGTAATATCTATACTACCATCATCATTTTTTACAATGTCGTGGTCTGTGATAGTATATAACTTTGACACTCGTTCTGGAATATATTCTTTTGCCCACGAGTAAACTTTAGCAGTACTTGGATTGAGGTCATGGGTTACAAGAACATAGCCAAGAATAAGAGCAAGGATGATGATAATAATTATTAAGATTTTTTTCATTTAGACCTCCTTAATCGCATTTACTATAGCCACATGCTTTGCAAAGATTACATCCGCCCTCGAACACTAATGGTTCGCCACATTCTGGGCATATAGGTTTAAGTGGTTTGATGTGTCCTTCTTCGTTGCCATCAACATATTTATCTTCTTCTTGTGTTACAGGGGAACTAATTGTCAATGGTTTTTCTTCGTATTCTTCTAAATCGAAATCTGCAAAACAGCGTTCTTTAATCTTGTCACATAAGTCCTCTAATGCATATCCAATAGCACTTGGACAACTTGAGCCTTTGCTTGTGTCATGTTTTTTATTAGTACGAGATACATAAGCCGTGCAAGGTTTAATTGATTTACATTGGTCAATAATATCCTCAACAGACACTCCTGCTCTAAGTGCTAATGACATAAGACGAGAAATAAGTTGAAGATTTCTTTCGCATGAGCCGCTAGACCCTACATTGATAAATGTTTCCATTGGCTCACCTGTTAATTCATCAAAATATGTTTCAAAATGAATTGAGCCACAACCTGTTTGCAGCTTACGCTTCGCACCAATAAGGTCATCAGATACAGATAAAATCGTACCACGAGAAAGTTTTGTCTTGGGTTTTTCGTTTTGTTCTGTTTCTTTGTCATCTTGAGTTGTCAAAATCCCAAGTCTCTTACATCCATCTCGAAAAATTGTTACACCTTTTAAGCCACAGCTCCAAGCATACAAGTATAGTTCTTCAATCTCTTCTTGAGTGGTTTCCTTTGGAAGATTTACAGTAGAGCTAATTGCAGTATCAATATGTTTTTGAATAACTGCTTGTGTCTTAATTCTATCTCTCCAATGGATATCAGCACTCGACACAAAATAATCTGGGAGTTCACCCATGTTGCCTGTAATTCTGCGATATTCTTTTACAATATTTGAAGCAATTTTATATGATTCATTCAAATTGTCAGTTCTACGAGTGTAAGATAAAGCGAACTCAGGCTCTATCCCGCCCGAGCCACCGACCATTGTACTAATACTCCCGTTGGGAGCGATAGATAAAAGAGTACAATTCCTAAAATATAATGCACCTCTTTCTTTTAAATTTTGGGGTGCGTGATTCTGAAATATTCTTGAATTTTGAACTAAATAACCATTAAATCTAGGATAGTTACCATTTTTTTCTCCTCTATCATTATTCGATACAATTGCTTCAGCCATCATAAACATGAATAAATCATCTGTAAATCGGATAGCATCCTCACTGCCATATTTTAAACCTAATGCCATGAGCATATGTGCGTAATTAAATACGCCAAGCCCAATATTTCGCCAATCATAAGCATTTGCCTTATACGTATCTAATTCTTTTGGTAATCTTGGAGCATTTTCTTCAATAATGTCATCAAGAGCATTTGAAGCAATATTAATGGCTTTTTTAAACTCTACAAAATCAAAGTAAGCATTAGGTGTAAATTTTTCTTTAACAAATTCATATAGATTCAATGAACCTAAATTACAGCAAGTCTTTGCTTTAAGTGGTTGTTCTCCCAAGTACAACCATAAACTTTAGACTATATCTTATCCCTCAACTTTACTTGCTAGGGCAATCGCACTTATAGAGTTTTGAAACTTCCAATCTTCTTCATTCATCCATTTTGGTCGTTTCTCGTATCCCAGATATAACTTATAAATCATACTTGGAACAATATATGGTTTGATTAAATTTATGAATTTACAATAATCTTTTGTTCTTAATCTGATTCTATAACTATTGTTTCTTTTTATTGGACAAAATTCTATATCAAACTTTCTATGTATTTCCTTACATATCATATTTATATTTTCTAAAGAATATCTATCTGTGCAAATATCAACTCTTCTATTTTTGATATGTCCACTTTGAATACCTACCAAACAAATATATCCATCTGACATATACCAATTCGCTATTCCGTTTGGAGTCAACCAATTTATCGCATTTTTTGTTATTATTCTGTGTTTATAGTCATCATAAAAATTATGATATTTTTTTGCGAAATATGGGTGTGCGCTAATAACAAACTCCCAACTCTCTTTATGGGTGATATTATGCATGTCAGTATAAGATTTATAGTGTTTAATATAGCTATTAAATGTATTACATGAATTAATATCCTCATATAATTTATAAATAAAATCTCTATAAATAGATTTTATCCTAAATGCTCTTTTAGTGACACCAGAATCAATATGTCCATCTCCAATAATCAAACCTGTTAAATATCCTTTTAACTCACTTGTATTCATTTGCGTTATAACCTCCTATAACTTTGCTATTTAAACTCTAACTTAGTCGTTGAACCTTATTCTGTATTTCAACAGAATCTTGGCTGCTGATTAGCTGTCGCTTTCCAGCAATTCACGATTGATTATTTCATAAAATTACTTTTATGCCGTGCAGATTGGTTTACACGGATTGCAAGTTTCTATGCTATATTCGTCATCAAACTCTAAGAAATTATGGTTTCTAAATTCATCAACAAAGATACACCCTGGCTCTCCATAATCCCATACAACTTTCATCATAAGTTTGTATAAGTCAATAGGCACAATATCATATTCTACAATGTGTCCATTGTAATCGTATTTTTTATGGAATGTTTTTACCGTTCCATCATAATAATATTCTTGAACAGCTGTCATAAACTCATCATCAATTTCCATAGAAAGATTCGCTTTTGTGACAGCATCTAAATCTGTTTTAAGCTTGATAAAGCTTTCAGCCTCTTTATGGTTGATGTCTAAGCTAATCATCAATGCACCTTTTCTTGCGCCACCTTGTGAAGTTCCCTTTGTCACAGTATTGAACATTTCAATAAATGGGATAATACCATCAGATTCATAATTATCACCGATTTTAGTTCCTTTTGGTCTAAGTTTCGACATTGAGATGCCTTGCCCGCCTTGATATTTAAAAGTAATGCCAACTTCTTTTAGGACATCCATAATTCCTGCATAGTCATCTGGAACGTATCCTGCACTGAAGCAATTATAAAAATTTCCACTGTTAGGAATGCCACGATTTGCAAGAACTCTTCCTCCAAATAAAAATTTTTTATCCTTGATTAATTGTCTAAGTTTTTCATTGTTACCACTTACCCTATCAAGCCATTTATCGAATGTCTCATTGTTATATTGATATTTTTTATGCCAAATATCTTGTCCAATTTGGTTATCTTCTCCTAGCCATTCTTCTATTCTCATCTACATCCCTCCAATTCTCTCGCCACTACTGGGCGAATTTGTGTTTTAATTTTATATGAAACTGCTTGAACGGATATTCCTTTCATTGCAGCAATTTCAACGCAATTATATCCTTGTCTAAGGAGCTGAAATAATTCTAAGTGAGTGATTTTGCTATTAGAATTATAGACTTTATTGCTTAGCTTCTTTTCGATATTATTAAATGCTTGACTAAGCTCTAACTGATTATATTGTTTTTCTTCTTCACCATATAATTCTTGCAGTTCAAATTCATCTCCACCTTCGTTCCGCAAAAGTTTATCAAAAGACACTATCTGGATGTCTTTAGGAGTGGTTTTACGCTTTTGGCTACGAATATATTTATATTTCCCATTATCAAGAGCCTTGCGAACTAATGTAGATAATGCCCCTCTGTTTGAATCCCATGCACACACAGCATAACAATAATATTCGAGCAAAATATCAAGCCACTCATCTTCATTCAATCCATTATCATATAGATATTTATATACTAATTTTATATTATCTTCTGCAATTTTGCGTTGTTCGTCGGTCATTTTTGTTCGCATTATTTCACCTCCTCTGTCAATAATTCTTTAAGCCAAGTATCTCTAAGTCTTGTTTCATTTACCTTAAGAGCATTGCTAATCGTTGCAACATCACCAATCTCAACCAACATTTCTTTGGCTCTTGTGAGCGACATATAGCATAAATTCTTTGATAGCATCCGCTGATGACTTGGATGAGTTAAGAAAATAACCCCTTTAGCCTCACATCCTTGACTTGCGTGACTGGTACAAGCATATGAAAGAAGTAAATTTTCAAGGTCGGATTTACGATATACAATCATTTCTTCGTCAAATTGCACCCATACGTTACCTTTGTTATCAATATCTCGGATAAAGCCAATATCTCCATTGTAAATTGTTGCTTCTTCAGGCTGTTGATTGTTTAAGGTTATAAGTTTATCTTCTGCTTCTAAGACTCTTTTATCATTAGCACCAAATTCGACTTTAAGTCTATCGATATCACCTTGCATTTGAACCGATGTTATCCAATGTCTAAACCCTTCTTCAGTTAAAGCATGATAGTTGTTCTTTTTGTTAATTACTTTGTCTCCTATATGATAGTTAAGCACCTCCATTGGAACTCCAAGTGACTTTGGCAATTTACGGCTTGCAATATCGTCAATTGGGTCTGCCGGATTATACTTTTTTTGAATCGCTTGATTGATAGCATAAGTACCGAACTCACCTTTGTTATATGGCGTAAGGATTAGAATATCCTTAGCACGATACTTTTTTCTAAGTTTATCATACTCTTCCAAGACTTGTTCAAGTGGGCTATCATTTACTTGAACAAACTTATAATCTTTAATTTTACTTGCATTTTCGCAATTTAACTCGCCTGTACTTGTAAGGTATTCTTTCCCATTCCGAGCATCTGAGCCAACTGTAGCAATACCCCCAACACCATAACGGAATACCTTTGTGAGTTGCGCACATGGCACAATATGTGAATCCATAAGGTCTTGAACTAGATTGCCACATTGAATTGAGGCAAGTTGTGCAGAATCAAATACAAGGATGATTTTACTGCAATCTTCAATATTATTAAGTAGTGTTGAAAATAAGTTTACATCTACCATTGACACCTCATCAATTACAACTACATCTGTATCGATCATTACACCACTTGCTAATTTGCGGTGAATTGTATTTGCTGCTCGACCTGTTGTTTCGCGAAGACGCTTAGCTGCAATCCCACTTGGAGCAAGAAGAGTGTAAGATTTGTCATTATCTTCAAGTAAGTCAATAAGGGCTTTAACAGAACTTGATTTCCCACTACCTGAACTGCCAATCAACATGCTAAAATCATATTTACATATCAGTTCCAAAATACCCATTTGCTCATTAGTAAGTGTAATACTATCATTGGAACGATACTTTTCAATATCAACACTCCAAATTTGAGCATTGTTGTTTCTATTTTTTATCGTCTGTGCAATATTACATTCTGATAAATATGTTGCCATGAGCGACAACTTTTTTGCACCTTCATCATAGTAAATTTTAGCACTTTTTTGCACCAAATCTACAATATATTCATTGAGTTTTGGATTATATTGATTAATTACACTTGCAATATCGGCAGCATCAATTCTTGTGTTACCATCCTCTTCATTACACTCAAGTAGATAACAAGTTAGATACAGACATCTCGCTTCAGAATCTTCCCACTTCTCATCGTGTTCACATATTGCCCTATCTGTATTTTGAAAATCTCGCCCAAGTACATCTATCAGTACCTCGTATGGCTTGTTATCAATCATGTATTGAGCATTTTTAAGCGTTGAATAAGCCGAGCAAAGTTCCCCACATTCCGAAAATGAAAGTGCATAATCGAGGTTATCAAGGTGGAGTTTATAATATTTAAACCGCTCATTGACCTTATTGATATACCCTTTTAATCGAATCTCGGCTACATTATGGATATTCTTGTAGTCAATTTTATCCTGTTCACCCATAAGCACTAAACGAATAAAGTTCGGATATGCCTCATGCACATATTGGGCTTGGCTATTAGTCATAAAAGATTTAAGCATTTCAGCTTCTTGTTCATCGGTCATTTCCTCGATGTCATCTATGTTAAAATCTTCTATCTCTGGGAAGCCTATTAACCAATATTCATAGCCATATGAACCCGTCTTCTCTTCGATTTCAATAGTGTATTCCTCTCCCACCTCAAGCAGGCTCAAATCACCTTTTAACGTAAAATTCCCATACTTATTGAGGTGTATCTTATCCATATCTGTATTAGCTGGCACACACCCATAGATAGAGAATGTACCATCTGCATTTGTAAATACATTGCGTACTACTTTACAACGGATTTTTATTTTCATGTCTACTCCTTTCTCCATCTATGGGTAGTATAACATAGGTCTAAGAGTGTGTCAAGTGTTATTTTTCAAAATCTACTCTTTCTAATGCTTTTTCAAAGGCACCGATTCCACTAAATAAACTTATGACATTCATCCCTGTTATAAAGTCATTAGGATAAGCATCGTGTAAACATTTGTATATCTCTTCAAGCACATTTACGACAATAGAGTTACCTGCTTGTTTGTAGAGCTGTGAATTACTATTAACCTTTTTGGCTCTCTCAAAGTCCTCATCGCTAAATACCATAAGTCTATAACATTCTTTTGGAGTAAGTTTACGGATTCGGAAATCTTTTGGCGTTAATACTTTGGGTTGTCTATTTCCACCTTCCATTGTGTTAAGTGTTGGGGATAAACCATCTGAACCATAAACCCTACGAATCTGCTCATTTCCCTTTATATCTAATAATCCAAGCATTTGAATTTTATTATGCTCATTTTCACATAATTCACTCACACTAAATGCTGACTTATTTGTATCTATCTGTGGTGTATTGATAAAAAACTGGTCTACTTTATCTTGTTTAATGTAGTACCTCTCTTCAACCTCATTTTCAAGAAAATCTCTTAATCTTAATCCATTATCAAAAGGTTTCGGGAATAAACTCGTATCATTTCTATCATAATACTTATTATGTGTGATGTGTCCTGTATAATTTTGGTTATTATCAACATCTTCACGCACAGAAATAGCATAAATACGCTCTCTATTCTGTGGAATATCATAATTTTTCGCATTTAACACTTGATAATAAGTATTATACCCCATATTTTTCATCTCATCAACATAAGTATCAAATACAGGTTTGTGTTTTTTAGATAAGACATTTTTAACGTTCTCCCAAATAACGAATTTTGGTTTACAATGTCTGATAATCTCGACCGAATTCCATAAGAGGCTTGAACGAGTTCCAGAACTCTTTACTCCACCATGCTGCTTACCGGAAATTGAAAAACTTTGACAAGGCGATCCGTGTGTAATCAAGTCAATATTGGTTGGCAGTTTATCAATATCAATCTGTGTAATATCACCAAGATTTAATCTTTCATCTACTCCATGTATAGCACAATAACTCTTTACCGCATACTTATCAAATTCACAAAAATTCACTAAATTATAATTCATTTTATACTCCTTATATTCTTTTTTATTATCTTTGCCATTTGTATGACTATCTTTTAGGAGTACCCCCCCCCCCCCCGAGCAGCATATCCCACCACAGTTTGCTGTAGTTAGTGTAGTACAAATACCATGAGATAAATCAATTAAATCATATGGCGCAAACACACTTGGAATTTTGCCATACTTATCTATCATTTCTTTCATCTTTCTTTCAATCCATATTTATTCTTCCTCCACATCTACATAAGCACTAAGTATATATTCAAACTCCCCACTTAGCACCCATTTGTCATTAACTTTTTTTCTTTTTTCCTTCGGCTTAAACACGCACTTCATAATACCGCCCATCACATATTTGCCGATATTATCTTTTGGTAACGGATGCTCTTCAAAGTATTTCTTATCCATCTTACATTCAATCACACCACCATCATAGAGCCGATAAAGTTTAACAAATGGTGTGCCATACTTATTGACTTCGACCCCTTGTAGCGCAAAATAATTCATCGGTGCGCTAAGTGTAGTGAGCATTGTATATCCCATAATCTCGATTTGGTTTTGGATAAGGGCATATTCACTATCTGGTGGAATGGCATGTTGAGCGAATATCTTGCGACAAAGTGCAAGGTTGTCAAGCTGCGAATATTGTTTTGCGGTTTCTTTATCGAAACAACCTTCAACATCAAAGTCGCATGGCTTCTTGAGCGTCTTCTTTGTACCATAGGTGTTGTAGATTTCCTTAGCTATGGTGAGCTGGTTAATTGTGCCAAATTGGGCAAAGTAGCCGATACGGATAAGTTTGTCAAGTTGTGTTTTGTTAATGCTTAAAGATTTAGCATTAGTCAAGATATCAAAGAAATCTTGCGGTTGTTCATTTTGTGCATACTCGTATAAGTTGTCACCAATTTGAATATTCATGTCTTTAATTGAGCCAATGCCTTTATAAATTGAATTTTCGCTTTTATCCATCCAAAAGTCGCCTTTTGATTTACCAAATACAGGAGGTAAAATCTTGAATCCTTGTTTAATTGCATAATTTGTAATCGCTTGGCTTTTAAGTTTGTCTGTTTGGTAAATATTAAAAGCAACAGTCAAGAACTCCAATGGATGATAATATCTTAACCATCCAACCGCATATCCAATCATCGAGTATGGCAAAGCATGGTTTTCTGAAAATAGATACGAGCTTGCGTCTTCAATAACTTGTATAAAGTTTACAATAAGTCGTTCGGATTCTTCTTTGCTAACGCCATACTTTTCAAGCATCGTTTTTATGAAACCTTCTTTGATTTGTGGAATAAACTTGTCAGTGCCGGTCTTCTTCGCGAAGCCACGTCTGACTACGTCTGCCATACCCATTGTATATCCACAAAATTGATGTAGAAAGTTGATAATTTGCTCTTGGTATACTAAGTACCCAAGTGTAGGTGCAAGCAATTTATTCAATGCTTCATGTCCATTATCTCTATATATTCCTTGTGCCAACTCGTCACGATAACTTGCTCCTGCGGGTCGAATTGCACCATTACCTACCGACATAAGGTCAAGGTATGAAAAGTTTGAGTTAAGTTTTTTAATCTTTTCAACTGTTTCATCAGAAAAGAGCTGTTTTAAGTACGCTTGTGATGAATCACTCTCCCACTGGAATATACAAGTTGTATCTTCTCTAATACTATCCCATACTTTTTTATCATTAAAGTCAATGTTTTCTGGTAACAGTCTATCAATACCAAGCAAATCACATGTTTGATTGATTAAACCCACCGCATCCAATCCCAAACAATCCAGCTTAACATAGTTTAACGAATCAATCTCTTTCATATTAAGCTGCGATACTGGTCGACTATTATTAGCTACCGAACACAACCCCACACTGTCATCGAGTGGTATTGGCGATACAATACAAGCACTTGGGTGAGTACCGATTGATACGATTGTTCCTTGAATAAGATCTACATAACGGAAGATTTCTGGATATTGCTGGCGATATTTTTCTTCATTGATCTCAATGTTATTGGTGATTTCGTTGGCTTCTTGTGGTGTCATATCAAAAGCTCTAGCCACATCTTTGAACGCACCTTTGAGGGCTACGGTATTAAAGGTAATGATTTCTGAACAATACAACCCTTGTTTTGCATAAAGCAAATCTCGAACCTTATCTCTATCAGTGTCAAACCAATCAGTATCAATATCAGCAAGCGAAACTCTTTCCACATTCATAAAACGATCGAAGTTAAGATGCCATTCAATCGGATCTACGTGTGTAATGCCAAGTAAATAACATATCAACGATCCAGAACACGACCCCCTTGAATAACCATACCCAACACCTTGTTTGCGTAATTCACCCTTATACATTTCTTCAAGCAAGAAAAAGTTTTGAGATTTGTTATGTCGAATAGCTTTTAATTCGTATTCGATCTCGTCTTTATACTTTTGTGGGTTCGGCTTAGAGTCTATGCCTCTCCACTTCCACCCTTCAGCAATCTTTTCAAGTAACACTTTATCTGAATCTTCGTACAACTTAGGATACTTAAAGCCTCTATCAAGCTCAAACGATTCAACCATATTTGCTACTTTATTCGTATTTTCTAAGGCTTGCAACACAACTTCTCGTGGTATGACACCTTGTTCCTCAAACATCTTTACAAGTTCATCATAAGTACGCCATACCATATCGAACTCACCTTCGTTATCAAAGAACACCTTTTTTGAGCGTTGTAATAACAATCTAGCGTCCGCATGTTCTTCGTTAAGTGCATGGGTGTCTGTGCCTACAAGCAGTTGTAAGTTATACTTTTGCGACAAATCATAAAGTAATTTGTTATACTCTGTTTGTCTTGGACTTGGATGTTGTGCAATCTCTAAGAAACAGCGTTCTCGATTTGTTATATAAAACTGTAATAATGCAAATTTCAATTCTGGGTCATTCGATGCAAAGATGCCCCCTAAACACCCAGACGAAACAATAACATTGTCACTTGTGTTTGTAAGTTCTGCAAACGTGATTCTTGGAGCGAAGTAATAATGCCCGTCGGTTCGATTAAACGATATACTTGAGAGTTTATTAAGCTCTTTTACACCATCATAGTTTTTAGCAATAAGCAAACAATGGTAGTTGTCTCTAACTTTTTCTTCGAGTGACTTAGTGATATAAAATTCAGCTGCGTGTATATATTTTAATCCTGCTTTTTCGCATGCTTCTTTTTTGTGGAGCCATTCAAAGAACGATCCGTGTTCGCTGAATGCCAATGCTGTCATACCACACTCTTTGGCTTTGTCGATATAATTGGTGTATTTAGTAACAGAATCAATATTAGTTACTCCATTTGACAACATTGTATGACAATGTAATACTGTATAATTTTTACTGCAACCAATCATCATACCATTCTACCTCAACCAATCCTTGATTTAATAAACTCTCTACATATACAAGTGTGTAAATTCGTTGCTTTTCGTGCCAAAATACATTATTTTTTTGAATAACATAAGCATTAAACAAATTATTTATAATAGCATCAATATCACGATTACTTAATGTTGAATGATACTGAATAATACTTCTTAAAATGTCAACAATATCTTCCTCGGTTTCTGTCCATTCGCACACGACAAATTCTTCGTCTTTTGGAATTACTTGACCGCATCTATAATGTGACATACAAGCCAGCTTACTCGTATTAACAAAATCACGGTTTACCTTAACAACGATTCTGGCGTTACGCTTTCCCACGATTCTCCCTCCTCAAGCTCTAAATAATAGAAACAACTGTAATCTCCCACATCAAACTTTATTCTACCGTCTTCTACCCAATATCGAATATAATAAGATGTAAAATGAGGATAATGTTGTTTTATATCTTTTTTAATAGCCCTAAAAATTTCTTTCTCGTCATTAAAGCTCAACCCACTCTTTACATCTCGCCAACCTTTCGACCCTTTAAATCTTAATCGCATACTTCCTCCATAAAATAGATACTATTTTGTGTAGTAATTATTTTTTCGTGAATATTTTTATTAGTATATTCTTCACAAGATACAATTTTACTTGTTACAAACCCCGTATAACCATCATCATTTGCAACAAATATCATACACGAAGCATTTTCACTTATGGTACAAAATTGTAAATATCCTATTTTACCCATACAATTAACGCTACTTTTATCAGTTTTTAATTCACCTGTCAATGTGCGAATAGATGCAATTTTATATTTTGTCATTTCTTCCTCCTATAAATTAAAATTTTCGTTTTTTACAAATTTTGTCTCTTTTTCCGCTTCCATCTTAGCTTTTTCTTCTGCTTGCTTTTTCCTGATTTCTTGTTGAGTAGCCTTCACATTGTCAACATCTATGAATGCTTTGCATATCATTACCAGAAACCAAAATACCATTGTTGCGATTATTACCCATCCATATTCCATTTGACTGATTAAGGCATAATCTAAAAATAATGGAGGTAAAACTAATAAACAAAAATAGCCAATAAACATTTTAATCCTCCTTGTAGTCATTATATATATAAAAATAATGGTCGCCTTTCACTTCGGTTTCTTGTGAAATTTTGTCAAATATATGCTCTTGACCACAAAGTACGAGTAAAGCACATACACTCATTAATAAGCTAAAAATCCACCATACATTTTCTTCTCCAAACACAAAGTAAAATATTGGAAAAATCCATATACAACCGATTAAACCTCCAAATATTTTAGCCATTTTATTTACCTCTCTTTCTTGGTTGTTTTTGTTATAAGTATATTAACACATCATTCCCCATATGTCAATAGGGAAGTTACAAAAAACTCCCCTATTTTTTTATATATCATCTGGATATACATATAAAGTTATTAAGGCTATAATTATCCCACAAGCAAATCCAATGCCGAACATATGAACCTCCTATGAAAAATAGGCTTTTGTATCACTTTGAGTGCAAATTACTCTTGAGGTACGATTATTTTTTTCGAGTTTGACTTTTAGGTCTTTAGCAAACTTAATCTTACCCTCTTGCTCACCATGTACAAGATAAAGCTTGTTATAATTAATTGCGGTATAATATTTAAGTAATTCATTATAGTCACAATGAGAACTTAATGAAGTCCAAACTTTAGGTAAAGCTAAATATTGAATCTTTTTACCATCAATTTTCACCTCTTTAAACCTACCTTGTCTAAGCTGTCCTGCAATAGAGTTTGGTGTAGCATATCCTGTAAAAATAATTGCATTATGAGCATTACCCATACACTCTTTACACCAAAACCTTGCACGACCTCCACTAAGCATACCGCCACCTGCAATTACAATCATTGGCTCTTGGATTTTGCTGAAATGAATACTGTCCTTAAAATCTGTGATAAAATATACATCTTCCCAATTTTTTATTTTTTTCCAAAGCTCAAAGTCTTTTTTAATTAATTTATCCCATATTTGATTAATAGAAATACCTAATGGGGTATCAACTAAAATCTTGACAGGAGCACGACCATCAAAATGTTCATATAACATAGCCAAAACATCTTGTAATCGATTAAGTGAAAAGGTTGGTAAGATAATCTTAGATTTTTTCTCAATAATAAAGCTTAAGGAGCTATCTAATTTATCTAAGTCCTTTTGTCTGCTTGTTGAATAATATTCTCTACTTGAGTTAGCATAAGTACACTCGCCCACTACCATATCACATCGTGGCAGCATATCTAAATCATCGAGCCAATAACGAGATTTATAGTTGCTAATATCACCAGTAAATCCAATTCGATACATACGAACTTTGTCATAATATTCCATGAACACTTGTCTTGCACCCACAATATGCTGGGCGTTGATATAGGTAAAATTAACATTATCATTGAGCCTAATTCTATCATATAGCTCACATTCAACAATGTGCTTCAAAGCCACACCTGCATCATCCTGTGTGTATAATGGTGTCCAACCAAATCGTTCTTGTTCTTGATTGAATATTTTTACACTATCCTGCCACATAAGAGTCAATAAACCTTTTGTTCCCATCGGTATATAGGTCGGACAATCTGCACCTTCGGCATAAAGCTTGGGAATTAACCCACAATGGTCAATGTGACAATGAGTCAGAATAATTCCGTCAAGTTTTTTAGGTTTAATAGACTTATGTCGTTTCATATTAAAAGCGTGATCTTCTTCGTCTTTGCCTGTCTGCCTCATACCATAGTCAATAAGAAAATGATACTGTAAGAATCGAACCAAGTTTGCAGACCCCGTAACTTCTGTAGCATTATAACCACAAAACTCAATATATCCATTTTTTAGGACTTTTGTATCCATAAAAATTCTCCTATTTGTTTTCTGTTAAAATATCCCATAGTTTTTCAAGTGTTAATTCATCGTCGGCTTCACCAAAATCTTTTGACCAACAAAAATATGGGAGCAAATTATCTTTGTCATTAAGCAAATCTGCTAACATTAACAACATATCGGTTGATAAATCACGAAATTGTCTGCCATCGAGCGACACGCCATATTCAGATAACCCTTGTGTTGTCCTCCACATTGCTTCAATATTGCCCATAATGCGTGAAAATTCACTAAATCCAAGCTCTTTTGATGTATTTATATATTCTTTCATGATTACTCCTTTACTTCATTATATAGTGTAAAAATATAATCTTCTTCGTTTTTATTGATAGAAATATATCTACCACTTACATAAATTGTTATGAGGCTATCCGTCATCTCTTCGACACTATAGATATTACCTGTTTTTAATACGGTATCTTGGTCGATAAGAAAATTTTTCAACATAACAATTTTCTTTTGATTAGCGTCTTGTTTAATTAAATCCCATAACTTCTTTGTTGAATCTATTTTATACTTCTTGCCATTTACCTCAACAATATTCAGCCCATCCTTATCTTTTCTACCAAAATCAACTTCCCAACAGTACCAACTAATCCATCCTTCTTTATCGTTTATCAATAAGGCTAACAATTTAACGATTTCATCTGCGATATCTGAAGCTGCGGTATAACAAATATCAATACCATATTCTGACATGGTATCTTCAAAATCAGAAAATTCTTTTATTTTTTCGATAATTCCATCAAATTTTTTAAATGTTACCATATATCTTCCCACCTCTCTTCTACAATTTCAAATTTATCTATTTTAACTTGAAGCTTTTCTTTGCCATTATAGCGATTAACCCCAAGAGAGCCAAGTAAATCTATGATTAACGGCTTTTTAGAGCCGATTGATAGTAATTCCTTATCTCGATTAGAGGCAAAGAATTTTACATATTCCACATCCTTATAAACAAATTTAAGTGTAGTGCCATTGCCAAGAGGCTTAATATCAGAACTGCCGATTCTGATTCGTGGAATATAAAATTTTGGCGACTCGACCCCTGTTCCCCAACAACGAGCATATTCTTCCGTAATCCTAAACAACCATGTTGGAATATGGGATGGATCAAGAGTAGATGCTACGGTAATTTCTTGGCTGTAATTAAGTTCAAGGGACTCCAAGTAATCAACTAATACCTTAGTATCACTTTTCTTCCAACATACACCAAATGCATGTTCATGACCTTGAGCAAATACAATGTGTGGCGACGCTGCTATTTGTTCACGAATTGGAATAGGACTACGGCATGAACCTGTGCACAAGTCTCCATCTGTATGAACAAGTAGCACTGGCTTATTGTAATATTCCATAAGCTTATTAGCGATTAATCCTGTGTATGGAGTATTGTCACAGAAAATAATAACGACTTTCCCGTAGTTATTTCCCGAGTTTGGCTCAAATATGAGCTTTTCATACATTTTCTTACAGGTTTCTCGTTGATAACGGTAACATCGTTCAATAGCCTTAATTACATTATCATAGTCGTCACGTATCTCACAAAATGCTTCAAATACCATTGCTTTAGTTTCTTGATCTTCGGAACGGCACACAGCATTAAGTTTTGGTGCAATATTCCATGCAATATCTTCAGGTGTAATACCATTAGTCTTTTTACAATATTTTTCGCACAAAACTCGTAAGAACGGGTTTGCTACATCTTTCCATAAACCCCATTTATTGAACACAATGTTCTCTAAATTACGCATATCCATGACATCAGCTATATTGGCAAGGGCTACAAGGTCAAGATAGTAAGAATACTCAATATCATCGAAACTCATACACAATGCTTGCCAAAACTTGAACACAACACCTGTCCCACATAAATCTTTATTGGTTCTATTTTCGAGTTGGTTATTAACAATGATAAAGCCCGGAGACCTTTGCAAAATATCTAGCCATAACAAATACCCCTTATTCACTTCATGATGGTCAAGTATAACAACATTGATTTTAATATCAAGAAGAAAACTTATTTGTTTCAAATCGTTACTTCCTGCATCCGGAACAATCACCATAGATATATCATTTCGTGCAACGATTTGTTGCATAATTTCATCTGTTAAGCCATGGGTTTTATCAGAGTGATATAGGAACACAACATCTTCTGGCTGAAACCCAAACCTTTTTAGAATAAAGAAAGTCATGGTTGCAGAACATATTCCGTCAACATCACAATCTTGCACAATAGCTATCTTGGATTGAGTTTCCATTACTTTGTTTAAATACTCTTCAAACAACTTAACCTTTCTCCCGATGGCACTATATTCTTCTACATTCCCAATATATCTACCAATCGGTTGCTTAAACTCCTCAACATCTTTAATCCCACAAGACAGAAAATAATCGTCAACAAATGTATCTTTATTCAGTTGTGGCACTAACTGCTTTACTTTCATGTCCTCTCCCTTCCATCACTTCTTTGTACCATTCGTCAAATTCCCTTACATTTCCATCGTTAAACAATCCATCAAGAATCCGCACTCTATAAGTATGGCATGACTCCATAAACTCGTCAATTTCTTTCTTTACATCTTTACCACTAAGCTCTTCAATCAGTCTATCGACAAAGAACAACCTTTCTTTACATTCTCTGCGTTTCTGTAATACGCCAACCTCGAACTTGTACATTCGACAAATGTTCACCGCTGACATTTTAGGATGTTGCTCCTTGTAATGGTACAAATCTACCATAGCACGAGAAAGAATAACAAGTTGATTATTGAGTAAAACTTTTTCGTTTTCAAGGTTTTTAAGCATACTTTGATGATTGATTGCAGTATCCACTACATCGAATCCAAGCTCTCTCTCCCAATCACATTCCATTAAACGAGTATCTGTTCTTTTTTCAATTGTATCAATCGCAGTTCGCAAGTTTTCTTTAGGGCAATCCCCAACGAATTCAATTATTTTATAATCGCTAATGGGTTTTACAAGACAATTATTGATTACATTTTGCGCCTTTTGCTCCTCGTAACGATTAGCTTTAGACTTACTTGTAGTCCATGTGAATTTACCATTCTGGTCGAGTGTAATAAATTTTGTTTCGTCTAAATTTGATTTAATAAACATCATAAAAATCTCCTTTCTACGTGTTTATTATATCAAATTCGATAAACGATGTCAAGAATTATTTATAATTTACACCAATAAAATCTAATACGTGACCGATGCCAAGTCCATCTTTGCTTGGCTGCCATACACCATCTTCGTTATATTCGCCACCGTTAATACAATAATCGTACAATTTTGGGTGGGTTTCTTTTAATCCCTGAAACCTGTTTGGCTCTTTTTCAAGATGGCAACCAAACATACAAAAGACACACCCTGTTCTATTACGCCCTGTTGTATAATATGAATTGTTTTCGTCTGATTGAATATCTCCATATACGGAACAAATTTCTATATTATTTTCTTTGATATATTGTAATATATCTTGTTCTGTCCAAAACGACAATGGAGCAGATTTTTTTGTTGTATTAAACGCATTACATCCTGTTCGCATCCATGCTTGTCTTCGTTGAAAAGATTCATCTGCCATGGTTCCAACCATAGGTTTTCTTTTTGTTTGAGTATCATAGTGATGAGCAGGTGCTTTTTTCATATTATAACAACATCTATTACTAATCAAAAAATCCGCATCTAAAAGATATTTATACTTACTACAGTCAAATACTGATTTATTTTTCTGATCTGTCGGGAGTTTTCGTTTTCTATCGTTTGTCTCAATTCCTAATACTTTGCGCAAACACCCATAATCAAATACATAATCGTTTAATTGTTCTTTTTGTGTAATTGGAGCCAATGCTCTTTTTCTTTCGCACTCTGTCAAAGAGTTAAGATATTTCTTAGCATATTCAATTTTTAATGCAACATCTTTTGATATAACTGGATAACCAACATCTGTTAAAATCTCTTTAAAACTTTTTTTTGGTCTAAGAATTTCCGTTGCATATCGTTTAGCGAATTCTTTAATCTCTGGAAATTCTAGCCCGGTATCAATAAACACAATAGGAACATCTTTTAATCCACATTGATTCCTTACTAAATCCATCAGCACTGTACTGTCTTTTCCACCACTAAAACTTACATATACATCTCCTTCCCAATAATCATACCATTCTTGGATACGCCTACAAGACATTCTGATTTTGATGTCAAGTGGTAAACTCTGCATCTGTTTTAATTCATTTGCTGTGTGTCTTAGCTCTGCCATACAATTCCTCCCATACTTCTTTACCTTTATCGCTTGGCGAATCTTTCCAATCCAGTTCACCAGTATCTTCTACAACAATAACTTCACCATAAGGCTTACACATTTTTACAATTTTATCTATATCCTTTTGCCATCTTGCTTTATCTTCTTCGCTGCCCCACTTATCTAAGCATACCACATATCGTTCAACCTCAAGTTCGATAAGTTGTCGAAGCTGCATTTTACTTAGATTACATCCAAACATAGCAACCGCATTATTTTTCTCAAGTATGTTATCCAGCTGCATCACAGACTTTTCGCCCTCGAATAGCTTCACCTCATGCGTCTCCCGAATCGTATCTTGGTTTTGATACAAGCCATATAGCAAGTTGCCAGTTGGTAGCCTGTATTCTCGTTCTAGCGTCCATATTGGTCGATACTTTCCAAGTTCAATGTCTTCTTCTCTCCAAAACCTGCCCCTTATACCTAACAATTCACCCTCTTTGTCTAAGATTGGGATAGTAGTGCAGTCAAGGAGTGGATAGTAACCAATATGATATTTACGCATTGTATCGACACTTATACCCTCTTTTATCCATGAGTAGGGGTATTTATCCACAAACCGATTTAAGTCGCTTAGGGGGTAGATTTGTGCATGTTTAGCCATAGTTTTAGTGTTGGTGAATAGCCGTAGATCATCTCTCCATGACAAGTTTTTCTTTGGATTGAACTCTGTTTTAGAAATGCCAAGTGTGCCTGTGATGTAATTAACAATTTCACCAAAATAAAACTCGATATCTCGTAAGTTCCAGACTTCTTCAATAAGAGAGTATATATCGGCGTGCATTCCACAGCTATAACAATGAAACATGCTATCATTGATATAATAATACAACTTAGCCTTGTGTTCATCAGCATTTAAGTGGTGACAAATTGATGTAAAAATCAAGTGGTCGTTATGTTCTTCTCGGAGTTCTGCACCTAAAGCCTCAAGCAGGGTTATAATGTCATCTGTATTTAATTGTTCCTTGATGGCTTTTGTGTTCATTGGTTCTCCTTATTAAAATAACAAAATTACACTATCTCCATCGTAATTTTCCGTTCATTCAACGACACAGTCATTTGCACGATAATCAAACCAAATTGATAAATCACCGTCAAATTTTGAGAGTTCTTTAATTGGCTCTTTAACTGTCATAATTAACTACCTCCCATTTATTTCTTTAGTTTTATTACCGAAATTTAACATTTCATCTTTTGCTCTTTGATAAAAGTTGCGATCAATTTCAAATCCGTATGCATTCCGGTTGAGTTCGATTGCCGCCCGAAGTGTTGAACCGCTTCCACAGCACGGATCAATTACAACATCGCCCTCATCAGTAAATGTTTCAATCAGCTTTTTTAATAGCTTTACCGGCTTTTGTGCCGGATGTATTTTCGGTATATCCTTGCCGTCTTTCTCCCAAGTGAACCAGTTGAATACCATATGCCCCGTTCCGCGAATGTTTTTCCCGTTTTCGTCAATTTGTAAGCCGTTTCTGAACTTCGGCAACTTGTCGCGGTACAAAAGCAATGCATATTCTGTTGCACCGACTACGCGCATATTTGCCTTTAACACTTGCGGGCTGTAATTCTTGATAAACACAAGGGGGATGTAGTTATTAAATCCATGCTTTCTTGCCGCGTCTATCAGGATTGATTGCTGTTCAAAGGAACAAAATACAATCATGCATGGGCTGTTGCTACTTCGCCCTCTTCCCTGTTTTGATGTGTCCTCTTTTTTCATCATTTTGTGGCAAAAATGAAAATATTCGTAAAGGTTAAAATTGAAATCGGAATTGAATGCTGCTTTCTTTGCAAATTTGCTTTCGCCGTTTTTGTTGTCGCCGCCGTTGTACCACATCGGATTACTGCCGTAAAAGTTATTGCCGACATTGTACGGCACATCCGCAATAATTAACTGTGCGGGCGGTATTGCATATTTCTTATAATTCTGCATAGAATCTCTAATTATCTCACATTTTGCTTTATTCATTTTTACTATCCTTTCCACTTAAATAATTTCTCAACAATTTTAAAATTATTATTTTTGTTCACATCTAATTTTCTTTGTATCTCTTGTTCCCATATAACTTCAAAGTCATCAGGTGCAACTTGTTCGCTTATCAGCACAATATGATCTTTTGATAATTCGCGCATATATTCCCAAAATTCTTTGCTGTCGAATTTACCAAGCGAATAGCCTGTTGTATTTGCATAGGGTGGATCTGCATAGATTACTGCACCTTTCGGTATCTCTACATCTTTATAATCCAAACAAGTAAATTTTGCATTTTTAACCCCTTCAAAATCTTTAAGCAGGCTCCTGTTTGCTCTTGCACAGTAGTTATTACCCTTTTTATTTCTTGCTAATCCACCAAACCACTTGCCTCCAAAACTACATCCGAATCCCACAAATCCGGTCAATGCAGGATTCTCGTCCTTGTGTTCGCGAATGTGCTTATATTCATCTTCTGTAATAACATCTGGTGGAGTCCAGCCATCTTGCAAACCTTGCCACATTGCAATTAAATATGGATGTTTATCATTGCAAATTTTGTTAGGAATATTTACTTTTGATTCAATAGAACAAGAGCCACAAAATAAACTAACTAATGTGTCACAGTTACTCTCTCTCTCTCTCTCGATGACCGCAACTATTTGTTTCGCTATTCTGCTCTTTCCACCTAAGTACCTCATTTTCAATTACCTCCGCTATGCTTTTTGAAATTCTTGATTTTCCACCTTGATATTGCATTGTTCCTCCACTTAAACAATTTTTCAACTCTGTCTGTTCGACTATTTTTATCTAACGTACATTTTAGTGTCTTGCTCCATATACATTCAAAATCGTCTGGCATCCAATACTCACTTACAAGAACGATATTATCCTTACTCATTTCTCTAGCCCAATCATAAAATCGTTCATACGGAAAATCTTCAGTTGCGTATTTTGTTGATGAACGATATGGTATATCACAATAAATAACAAAATTTAAAACCTTTGCACTTTGCTCAAATGAACAACAATCAAATTTTATGTCTGTTAAGTTTGGTGCTTGCTTGATAAGGTTACGAATTGCTTCGTTGCATAGATCTCTAGGTGTTACCCCATCTGCCTTATATCCTCTTGGATATCCACCCCACCATTTGCCACCGAACGAACAAAAACCAACTAATCCTACATACCAATCTGGGTAACTTTGCGGATTTGCTCGAACCGCTTTGTACTCTTTCTCACTAATAGTAGCAGGGAATATAGATGTGTCATTTTGTGCTTGTTTGAGCAAAGCAATAAGGTATGGATGGATATCACTACCAAATTTATGAGAACATTGGATTTTGTCAATCATGTTAGCACCGCCGCACATCGGTTCCCAATAGTGAGTTATACCATTATCGTCTATGAACTTTTGTATAATCAGAGCAAGGTCTTTAGATAAACGGTTCTTGCTTCCTACATACCTCATTACACATCCCCCATTTCTTGTATTTCTCTTATAACACTATTATAACAACATTATTCCCATTCTCCACATTCATCCGTGTTTGCTTGGCAATATTGACAAACTCTAACTTCTTTATCGGTATCTCTTTTTAAATCTTCATCTGGAATATCAATCCAACCGTTTAAAAACTTCATTTTTACTCCTCCGTTACAATATTGTCTAAGTGGAATGACAATAAGTCTAATAACTCTTTTGTGGACATCACGTCGATATTTTTTCCGTATCGCCTGCATAATTTTTCTTGTTGTTGTGGAGTAAATATGTATGGTAAAGGAACGAGTTCTGCATTCGGTTCAGCATACAGTTCAATTTCATCCCCTTTGATTATATAACCACGATAGTTTGTTTTTTCAACTTTGATTAATCTTTCAGGGATATATGATTCATCATTTTCTTCTAATAATCCAACAACCGTATATACATAACCTATATCGTCTTGGTCTGTGCGACCATATTCTCTACTATATCGGTCTGAAACTATTCTTATCTTATCACCCTTTTTATACTCGCGTCCGTTGTAAGTAAATTGTTCTTTCATTATTTTCACCTTCTCGTGTTGTTATCACTATCTTACACTATGTTGATAGGTTTGTCAAGAAATATTTATTACATAATTCTTGATGCGTCTCGCAAAATTTTTCTAATGCAATCCATGTAGCGTTTTTCTTTCCACCATCTTGTAAATACCTTTCTATATCTCGTTTATATTTAGAATAGTCATTTCCCATGGCTCTGCATTTAACAAATGTAATAAAATCAAAAGTATTAAATAAAGACGGTTGGTTAGTCCATGCAGCAAGTTGAATATAAAGCCATTTATATGGTGAATTGATATAATTCTCGTGCCTCATGACATACGAAAAACACTTTTTATCTTTTAGAATATAGATTCTTTCTAATACTTCCTCTATATCACGTTCCCAAAAATTGCTATCATATTTACCATCTCTATCAAACCCACAAAATACATAGAACTTCTTGTTGTGTCGTTTTCCTATAGATTCATTAAGAATGCCTAATTTTTTAACAATTTCATCTTTGTCTTTTATATTATCAAATGCAAAAATAAAGTCTCCGTCATATTTCCAACTAGCCATTTCTTGAGCTTTTTCTTGTGTAATCAAACGTTCATCTAATCCTTGCTTGAATTGAAATGGCTTATTACTAGTTTTAACATAATCTATAATATTATTCCAATTATTACAAGCAAAGAAGTTGTCATCTAAAAAGCACAATTTCTTTCTGTTGGGATCTAAAAATTCTGACAAAGGAGAATGTTCAATACAACGATCATATTTACGATTCACACAAAACTCACATTTTCTAAAACATCCTCTTGTCAAAAATCCAATCGAGTAATTCTTATAATATTTAAACTCACTTGCCTTAACCCCTTGCTGAATACATTGCTCAATCCATTCATTGTACAAATCATAATCCGGCATAATATGTTCAATTTCATATGGGAGATTTGGAGCATCTGCATAATAAAATCCAGTACCACCATATTCAACATTAGGCAAATTAAGAATTGGATGATCTTTATAAAACTCCATGCAATTTTGTTCTGTTTTATTTCCATTTTGCTCCTTGGGAAGTGTTGTTTTTATAAACACTTTTGATATGTACACTTTATCATATTTATCAAGATTGTCATAAGACAGCAATAATGTGACCTTATCTCCTTTTGTTTTGTGGTAAGAAGATATTTTCATAGAGCACAAATTTGGAAATCTATGTTTTGATTTTCCGACGATCTCCGCATCAATAATACCTATATTCACACTAACTCAACTCCCTCTAAAACTGTTCTATCAACTTGTATCGGCTCATTATCAGCATCCGTACAAAAATAATCTGTCAACCTACCTGTATTCCTATCTAAATGCTGCCATATCTTAATTGTAGCTCCATACATATTGTACCTGCCCTTATACACGCTTGTAACCATGTTAATGTTTATCTTGCCACCAAAGGGTGAATTGTCAATAAGTGGTGCGATAAGCTCAAGTTCTGACTTCTTTGGGAATAAACTCACAACACCTGTGTCTAGCTTATTTTTCATTTGTGTGCTACCAAAGACACAACTTTCATCAGCAGCTCCATTGCCAATCAGTTTTTCCTTGCCGTTGGTCTGCGTCATTGACATTAAACCAATATTGTATTCTTCAGCCATTTCTTTTAAGTCGGTTGCAATAGCCAAGAACATCATATCTTGTCTTCCGCTATTTCCAACCTTTTGCCTATATTCTTGCATGCAATTAGTATTATCAAAGATATAATCGAATATCCCATAAGTGCAACCATATTGTAGCACCATGTTTTTAATCGTATCTCTTATCGACCGCATTGTAAATTGTGGTAAGTTTATTAACCTTATACCACTATCTTTAAGTATTTCGCCTGCTTCTTCAACTTTTTGCTCTTCGTATTCTGTAAGTTGTCCACGCATAATACGATAACACTCAACATTTGAGATGTACGATAAAAACCTTGGCATTACCTCTTCCCATTGTTTCTGCTCTGTGTGTATATAGAATCCACGTCCTTGATATTGCGGATTATCAACATACTTATTTTTCTTGACATCCCATATCTTCTTACAACACACCAAACACAAATCTCCAATCGCTTGAGCGGTTTTGCCTGTGCCACTTGGCATAGTACGCAAGATTAAATGTCCTCTCTGCCACCCTGCGGAAATTGTGGATAGATAAGGTGAATTAAGCACGCAACCTGTAGCAGGAGCTTGTTTAAATAATTCAAGTAGTTCATGCGTATTTTCACCGACCCAACTTTCTTCAACCGGCGCTTGTTTACTATACTCTGCTTTCATATGTACTTGAATTATGTCAAAGTGATTTAGTATTTCATCAATTGTCATTGAGTTGAGTTTCTGTTTTTGTTCAGCTTCATCTTGCCCCTCATCATAGATGTTATCCACATTAAACCCTTGAGTCTTATAATCTCGTACAAGAGAGTATTTTTTTACTTGGTCATAGTAATAATCAAAACTCTGTTTTCCATCGCTTACTGCTTCTTTAATGGCTTGAATAAATTCTCCGTAACTATTTTCTTTTAGAGTTTTAAGCATTGGTTTATATTTATCACTACTAAGCAAAAAAGCCGTGATAGTGTTTTCGTCAATTTCCTCACAACCACTTTCAGCAATAATTTCAATAGCCGAAAATAAGTAATAATGCCATAGAATTGGTTTAAAGTCAGCAGGTGATAATTTATATCGTGTATTGTAAAGAATTGATACATTATTCATTATCATACCAAGAGCCATTTGTGCAGCTATACGATTATAAATCATCTTCCCACCTTATCAATCGACCAATTAACACTTGGTATTTTACTAAGCTAATACACAAATATGTTGTTGCCCACTCATGAGCAATAGATACACTTATATCCCAACAACTATCTGGAAGCCTATCTATCCTTGCTCCAAAATATGGTTTATACATTTTTACCACCTCTCCTCATCATATATTTTAGCACCTCTACACTACTTTTGCAAGCACTTTTTTGCACCACGTTGTCTTGCTTCATATTGTAAGATGCTTTTATAATTCGTTGCTTATCTTGCCAAAACCTTTCAGCATCATCATACACATACTCCACAATGCCAATCCCTGTATCCCCATCGAATGAATTCCCAAGTGTGTCAACCCAATAACGCAACGAAAGTTCCATGCCTTTGTAGGTCAATGGCTTTTGTTTCCGTGTTGCAAAGTCTTTGATTTGCTTAAAGACAAATGCGGGAATGTTCTTGTCATATAACAAGTAAACATAATCAATTAGCTCCAACCTCGCACGTTCTTTTGGGTCTGGTTGCATAGAAACTTGTGAGTTAATGGACTTTTGAGCGACTTTTTTACCATACTCGATAAAGTGTTCACTATTGCAAAAATAAAAGCCCCTACGATCTTTATCTTGGTACGAAGAGTCTCTATCAATCATTGCCCCACATAGTCTACACTTCACTTGCGATTTCATATGGAATCTCTCTTTCGTACAAGTATTGGTAGGAATAGTTAAATGGATAAAGCCAATAAACCTTAAAGGACTCTGCGATCTTTGCATATTTAAGACAAAGTTCCTTGAACTCTTTGCTAAGCTCCCCATTAAAATCTTCGTCTGTAAACCAATCGTAAAACCCATGTGGTCGTTCACAATCGTCATCCACAACATAAATGATCTCATAATCATTATATGCACCATAGTCAAAAATGCGAGCTTTGCCATGAATAGGTTTATCATCGACTTGGGCATATTCGTTAATATATGGAATGATGTGTTGCTTGACCCAATGAAGGCTTAACTTGTCGAAAAATTTCTTAATTACCTTGTCTTTGAATCTTCTGAACTTGTACTTTAACCATTGAAAAAAAATCTCACATCCAGGTACATAAATGCAATTATTCATGTATCCATAATAATCTTCTGCCCATGCTCGAATAGGATGTTTATGAATAAATTCGATTGAATTTAAAACATAAGTTATATCACAGATATAAAATCCATCATGGTCAAATCCATCTTCGTCATATACGTGCAACTCTTTTTTAATGTAACTCCAAGATGGCTTGAACTTATTAATCTTTTGTTCGTGTTGGCAAAAATAATTCACATCCACTCTATTTTTTTCGCCTCCCATATAGCTCCATAACCCAAACCGCCAACCCGGACACTCTTTGATATGAAAATCATTCCACGTATCATCAAGTTCACCATCAAATTCAATCGTGTATTTTTCGCCAATCTTATCCAAAATACTCTGGGTCGCTGTCACACTCGTTAGTTTTGGTAACGGTTTCGACATACTCATCATCTCCAATCCACTCTAATGTATAACCACTTAAATCTACATCTGCGTGGTTGTACTCTAAAATCATTATACTATCCATTTCTTGGCGAACAATTACAACATATCCATTCTTAACAAGTGTATCAATCATGTCAATAATCGCCATTTTATACCCAGCGTAACTGTTATAGTTCTTCTCGCAAATAACCATTGTTTCACATCTCTTGTTCATATTTGTTCCTTTTGTACCATACACAATTAGAATTTTCAACAATCGCAGCATCGTCATTAAAGTAGAATTTTTCTATATTTCTTGCCCCGACCCAATAGGCAAATTGATCGTCATGATAATCGTCATCCTTAGCTTCTTTTGGTATGACGATGATACAAGGCACAACACCATTTTTCATATCTTCTTTAGCATAGTCGCTATTATCACGCCAATCATCCTGTGGCTCAAGCACAACGGAATCGAATGGAAAACATACATCAATGTACTCCTTGATATATCTATCATACACTTCTCCTGCGTTGTGTTCATATGGAGCATCATTCCAATCATCACCCCAATAATCATTACAAAGGTCATCGCCAAAGTAAAAGCGAACAAGATTACCTTTCTTTTCAAAATCAATAATTTTCATTTTTTCACCTACCATTCATATATTAAATATTCTCCGATGCGATCTATGCCAATTTCTTTACAGGCTTGTAATGCGACATTTCTTGAAGAAAACCAAACTTGTTTAATTTTGTAGCTTATATTAGAATGGACTGCTTGTGTTTTTATACAATCACCCCATCTATCAGATTCATCAGCAAAGTATAAACAATATTTTACATCATCTTCAAACTCCTCATTATGTTGATCTGCATACTTCTTTAACAACATCTCCGTCTCGAGCACACGAGCATAAGTTTCAGCTTCTTCCATAGTTTGAAAATAATTGTGAGAATAATACTTAAAGTTATTAGCCACTGGACATATGCCTTCCACTTCAAAACTAGGTGTACCTTCGCTTTTGACAAACCAATAATAATCTCCTATATCAGCCCTCCATCTCTTTCTCTTTTTGACTTTAATCCCAAGCTGCTTCAACTGTTCTTCTGTCAATTCGGCTTTCTGACCATTGATTACAATATAGTTCTCACTCATTTTTACTCCTCCTAATCTATCGTAGCTACATCAACTGGAATCCACATCTTAGGATTGAAGTTCAATGTGTACTTATACTTCTCAACTTTCCCGGACGAAACGTCCTCAACTACATAGGTTACATTGTCGCTCAACCCAATGAAATGCTTACTATATTCTCCGTTCTCATCTTCGACGATGACCTCTAATTGATTATCAGTTGTGTCGGCAGTGATCGACATCTTGCCTGTCATCTGAAATAAAACATCGCCTTGAATACAATTAATAACTGTAATCTGACGTACGTCATTAAATGCATCTGCTTCTTTTGATAAATTATACGAAACTCTATCAGATTCACGACATCCTGTAAACCCTAAAGTCATGGTCATTATCAATATTAATAAAATCATTTTTTTCTTCATTTCAACCCTCCATCTTATCTAAGTTTTCTCTTTCTAAGCATTTCTTACAAAACTCCAATGTATCCTTTTTCGTGTGACTTTTAAGATAATCATACATAGTCCGCATTGCCACTTCATATCCTTGCACCATATGCTTGATATAGGTTTTGCGAACGTTATCTTTGTAAGCGTTCAAAATCATGTTTTCAACCTCGCCTTTTGTGTTCATTATGTACCTCAATTCCCGTAATCTCTTTGAATATTTTTGCGTCAAAATTCGGAATTTCTTGAACAGTCTTTCGGTCTTTTTCCGACATTTCTTGCCACCAATTCGCCCATGCTTCTTGCATGGTATATTTTTTCAGATAACCGCCAATCATTTCTTTTTCTGGATCCGCTTTCTTTTCTTCATCGGTGTATGGAATCCATTCTGTAAGAAGGAACGGAGCGTTGCATAGTGCGCTATAATATCTGCTTCTATGGAAATCACGCAGGCTCATGCCGGACGGCTTGTTGAAAATTCTGATATTCATATCCGGTTCGGTGCAGAATACACCATTAGAGCCGTCTATTGTGTTCCCGTGACCGGTGTTCCAGTTACCGGTGTTCCAGTTACCGGTGTTCCAGTTACCGGTGTTCCAGTTACCGGTGTTGAACAATCCGGTGTTCCAGTTACCGGTGTTCTCGTTGCCGGTGTTCTCGTTGCCGGTGTTCCAGTTACCGGTGTTCTCGTTGCCGGTGTTCCAGTTACCGGTGTTCCAGTTACCGGTGTTCTCGTTGCCGGTGTTCCAGTTACCGGTGTTCTCGTTGCCGGTGTTCCAGTTACCGGTGTTCTCGTTACCGGTGTTCCAGTTACCGGTGTTCTCGTTGCCGGTGTTCCAGTTACCGGTGTTCTCGTTGCCGGTGTTCCAGTTACCGGTGTTCTCGTTGCCGGTGTTCTCGTTGCCGGTGTTGAACAATCCGGTGTTTCCGTTTACCATACCATTCATGGCAGCTAATTCATCGCCCTTAATCTCGCGAACGATTTTTATGTGATCGCTTCCACATTTCTGACCGTTAGTCACTTCTTCGCCTAAAACCTCGATTTCGAAGAATCTGTTTAGTTCTTTTTCGTTGCATGAATAATGCGCATGTACTTTCTGTAAGCTGTCGCAGTAATGGAAAACTGTATCGCTACATAATTCAATTTCCCCCTCATGTTCAATCTTGTACTCTTTGCCAATCTCAAACTGAAAGCCTCGGCATTTCATGTCCTTGTCCATTCCTTTAATTTTCATCTTTTATCCTCCTTGATTTATTTTTCTTTATTATAACTTGTATAATGCGAGTTGTCAAGGGGTAAAATAAAAAATCTCCTAAAATTTTTAGGAGAAATTAAATATAGATTAAACACAGAAGCCGAAGCACCCGCCCGACGTTTTCTTCGCCGTCCCGCTCCGCGCGCCCGATCCGCCTTCATTGTTCCATCTCCCAGCCGGAAGGGAAAGCGTTCGTTAAACCTCTCATATATAAACCTCCTAAAATCAATGGGAGGGATAACCCTCCCTTATGTTAAAAATTAAATGTTAATACCACGTTGAGTACAAAAATCTACAAATGTTGAATATAATGCACCAAGTTCCGCGACTTGTTCATCGGTAGCTTCGGTAAGTTTCTTACCAACACCAAGTTGCGACTCAATTTGTTCTGCAACATAGTCTGGATACATAGAAAATAATTTAGCAACGTATGGTTGTAAAAGTTGAATGTAATCTTCTTTAGTATAATCCCCAACTACATTTTTTTCTTTAAAACTTACAAGACCTGCGCCTTCGTCTTCGGCTGTCTTAGCAATTGCTGTCTCAATTGCTTCGGTAAGATTTTCTGCAGTAAACTCTTTAATATAAGTTTGCATCATCGGATAACGAGATCGAGCAAATACCTTGTCGGTTTCTTTGCAAATAGCAGAAGAGTAAATTGTTTGTCCTGTCTCTTCATCAACTCCGTTTGCGTAAGTATAAATTACAAAGTCGCAAAGGTCACGGATGAATTTTGTGGAACCCTTTTCTTTATTTGATCCGTAAGGAATAATTTTACCGTAAGTTGGTGAGTTCTTTGAATCGTCCACCATTTCATGGGAGATGAATACTACAGTGTATCCTTGTCTAGCTAGACGGTTAATTTGGTTCTTAAACCGGACTCTGGAAAATGCATACCCATTAGGGTTCTTGTCATCGGCATCTTGTACCATACCAACTTCTGCTACGCCATACATTTTGGCAACATTGTCTTCATTGATAGCAACCAGAGCTTCATCTGTGTCGATTACAATAGTTTGGAATGACTCTTTGGCTTTATCGTAATTCTTAACTAATTGGTCTACAATTTGTGTGAAATCATTCCATTCATTAATTGCGAACTTCGTAACAGCACGAGCATTGCCCCCTGCTTCAGCCATAAGGAGCATAGGTTTTAATAGCCTAGTACTTTGGTAGGTTTTTCCAGTATCATTCCCACCGTACAGCAGAATCTTTTGTCCTTCCAGCCCTTTAACCATACTCGTATCTTGTTTCGCAAAAATATCAATCTTAGCCATCTACTCACCCCCTACAGAAACGGATTCTTTTCAACTTCAAATGGGTTATTGTTACTCGGAGTTGTAGCCATTGCCTTTAAGCTCTGCTTACCACCTTTTGCTTTAGGGATTTTGTTCTTAGATTCTTTCAAAATCTGCTCAAGTTCAACCTTACGCTCTTCGAGTAAGTTCTTAACATCTTTAAGGTCAATATATAACTTTTCACCCTTATTATTTACTTGCTCTTCATTGACTGGATCTTCTCCACCAATCACCATCCATTCAACTCTTGTGAATCCTGTGTTAATATCAGCTTTTCTACCAAAGCCACCAGTAGTAGTAGTTTTCTTCTCGCCATATTCCGTGCTCTTAATTTCGACATAGAACGTTGCCAAAGAGCCAAGTCCATAATTTTCCTTAAATCCATCGGCAAGTTCCTCATCAACAATTAATGCATGTGGAAGTGCTTTTTCACCATAACCTACGCCAGTAACTTCAACGAGTAATCTACCTGTCTCTTCTTCATTTCTGTACTCAGGTACAATTTTTGTAACCATACCTTCAATTGCGCCTTCAAACTTTTCCTCTTCTGCCGGTTCGTTAAGGATCTTAACACGATTTACATTAAAGCAATCAACACTTGCGATCTTGCCACTCTTTCCAACATAGTCATTAAATCTATTCGTTCGGATTTGCACCTCAATAGGAGTATCCGTACCACAAACTTGTAATTCTTTTACCATATCAAAGTCGCTATTGGATTTATGGTCTTCTCCTGCAAATTTATCTCTCATATAAACCTCGCAGGTATATTCTCCATTTTCGACTCCAATTACAAATCGACCACGCACTGTGTTAAATTCTACGCCATCGTCAAATCTACCATCTACAATCTCTAACTTCTTATCTTTTAATCTACCTACTGCTTTAAACTTACTAAATGTTTCTCTAATAGCCATATTCTACCCTTTCTTTAATAAAAAAAATTCAATAAATCATTTACAATATTTGCATATTCTGTTAATTTTATGGTTTTATTATCTATGATTTGCTTGCCAATTAAACCATAATCTTTTTCATATTCATGCTTAAGATTCATATATTTGTTAGCAGCATCACAAACTTCATCTAACCGTTCTTTTTTCTTTTGCTCCTTTTCGATACGCTCTTGTTCTTTGCGCTCAAGTTCAAGTTCATAATCACTTGCTTCTTCCTGAGTATTAAACTCTTTGCCATTTACTCTGTAAATTACTTCCATATTCTCTCCTATTTAAGTTGTAAGTTTTCCTTTTCAATAACTTGCACACCATCAATTACAACACCCTGTTTCAAAATTGCATCTTTAAGCTTTGTTTTATTTGGATTTTCTTCGACCTTAATTGTCATATACTCTTGTGGGATTTTAGCTCCTTCAGCAATTTCAACCTGTTTTGACTTTCGGAATGAAAGGGCGACTCTTGGAGTTTCAAATTTCCTATCTCCGAATAAGAACATCGAGTTTGCAAGATAAGCTTTAAGTCGTTCGACTTTTTTTTCTTTAGTTTGCCTGCGCTCCTTAAGTGACTTTTCTTCAGCTTTGAGTTGGTCAATATCAGAAAGCAAATTCTTAATATAACAACCTGTATTTTCAAGCTTTTGGTCGCGAGATAAGAGCAAATTGTCAATATCTGATTCTTCAAATAGAATCTCGCCCGTTTCCTCATCTACTACCATATCATTCTCTAAGAGTTGATATAGGTCTTTGTCGATTTCATATAATGTGCTCATAGATTACCTCCTTTACTATATTATATCCATAAATTACAATAAATTCAATAAAGTTTTTATGTCCAAGGAGCAACAGATGTTGCCTCATAGTTGCTACCAACGACAATAATATTAGTTGCAAGCTGTCTATTTCCATTTGTATCTGATATAATCACATCTTTATAATTTGTAGTTTGAGCAGCATATCTTTTTCCATCATAATCAGTTCCTATAAAAAATTTATAAGAAGTACTATCTGCAACACCAATATTATATTTACTATTTATCCAATTCTCCCATGTCATATTCTCATCAGCATAATAAGAACAGTTGTTTACACGAAATGCCCCCCCGAAACACTATTTTTCGATACCATATTTGTCATTCCTATCATTTTAATTCCTCCGTATTTAAACTTATTTTTAATCTTGGATAATACTCTTCCAGAACATATTTAGCTATAATTTTAATATTTGGTAATACTTGCTGATAACAATCAATTTTTTGCCAATTGTCACCATCAGCAAATAAACTATTAACAGCGATTTCATATTCACATCTCGACCATTCTTGCCACTGAATAATGCGCCTAAGTTCTTCTGTAAAATCCTCAAAAGTCATTTTGTCTCGTTTGTATTTAACACATAACTCATTCGTCCGTTCACTGACACGAATGTTGTTAAAGATGTTATATGGTACGATTTCTCGATTACGGTTGATATTTTCGTTGAGAACATACCATTCAAAATTTAATTGTTTCATTCTCCAGACCGCTCCCATTCCTTACAAGTGCTGCTTAAATCTGTATAAGAATTGTACTTGCAACAATACATTTTATTACAAGACCAAGCATAATTTGACCAAGCACAATTCGTACACGTTTTATCTTTTAAATCTACATGAGCATGTAACTTTGCATCCATTTGTTGCAAACACTTTCTAATCTTGTCACATGCATCTTCCGCAGAAATATGACGCTTATCTACATCTACAAGTATTTCGCCGATAAGAAAGGTAACATGTTTATAAATCTTCTCTTTATTCGTCATTCTTCCTCACTCCAATCTATAGCCTGTCCACATTTGTAGCAGTATTTATGCGGCAACCTTATGTAATGTTCGCAGTTAGGACACTCGCCCTCGCCCCAAAGCGGCTCTTTCGCTCCAAGCATATCGGCTGCACCTTTCGTAGGTAGCGGTTTCTTCGGAATCTGCTTCTCTATAGCAATATCTATTAACTCCTGTAATTCTCTGATGTTGGGATGGTCTATTTGCCCATTGTTTCTTATCTTTTTCACTTCTTCGTATGTCATTCGTCTTCCTCTTCCTTTCCCCACTTGTCAAATAAAAATTCTATATCACACATAAAATCCAATATAGTTCTTTTTTCTATGTTTGTAAGATTGTCAAATTCTGTGGCTAACCCCTGCATAATACAATCGTTTATGATACTTATTACTTTACTTGTCTTCATTCCTGCTCACCTGCCCTTGTATTCCATTCGTTAATGACCTCTTTTAAGTTGTGACCGCTTGGATACCCATCATGTGACACGTGGCAATCAGGATTGTTACATTTTGCCATATACATCATCCCACCGCTACTCCAATGTGCTATAATTGCTCTTTTGCCACATACAGGGCATGGTTTCAATTTGTTCATTCCTGCTCACGCTCCTTTTGTACGTCTTTACTTTTTTTGAACTCCATGTGGTCACAATAATCAGGTTTCAATGATTTCTTCTTATTCCAGTTTGTGCATCCGCTGTAGGAAAATCTGCACCGATTGCATATTTTATAGTTGCTTTGCTTCATCCTTCTTTGTGCCCTTCAGTCCACTTCCGGACGATTTCAGTTGCTTCAAGGGGATGACAAATTTCAAAAACACTACAAGCAATACCCACACCATTGTTGCAATTTGCCAATGGACATATGAAGCAGTCCACCTCTGTGCATTGTTCGCCTGTTCGCCCTAAGCTATCCAACATCCGTCTCTTTTCAACTAAATAATTAAATTCCATTGTCCACCTCCGCTAGTTTTGCATAAAACCACCACTCTGTCTTGTCACCAGTATATGAAGTTTGTCCGTTAGCCCATGCATAGACATGATCGTTATCGTATTTAGCAAAATGCATTTTGTGCCATTCATCGTCTACTATGTCGCGTCTTACCAGAATCGGCGTATCAACCGGTACTTTCGACCATTTAACGCTCAGCTCGATGTATTCAGCATCAGCCCACTTCAATGTTTTTTCGCCGCAAACGGAACTAGATCCAAATTTGCATCTATGGCACGCAAATCCGTTACATGTACAAATTTCATTTGTATCTTTGTCAATTGCAATTCGTAGCCCTACTCTTGTAAGTTTTTCAATCCGTTCTTTATAATGTTTATAATTAGTCATACCTGTACCTCCCAAGGTTTATCATCTTCCCATTTGATAAAATCAAATTTGCATTGAGGGAAAGTAATGTCTATAAATATATATTCTAAGTCTCGCTCTATCCACTCTATATCAGTTTTATTTGGCTTATTGGGATACCAATACAAAGTACCATTTTCATCTCTTGCAATCCAACCTCTGCCAAGCAACTTACATAACGCTTTTTCGTCGTCGGTTAAAACAACAGGCTCTTTATAATCTTGATATAAAAAATCTAATCTTTTCTCCCAACATAAACCATCGTCATTATCAAAAACACATCTCGGACACGAATCATTAGTGCAACTTATTACTTCGCCATCAACAACAGCAAATCTACCATCGTATGCTTTAATTTCTTCTTCATAAAATTCCCAATTCTTCATCTTATTCCATGCACCACCTTTGCCACCACATTTACATTTATTCTTATGCGGTACATATTCTTTCTTTTTAGTTAGGTTATACCCCATTTTATTAGCTTCGGTTTTTAATTCCTCATATGTCATCACCAATTCTCCTCCATTCTTAACACAGCAACAATCTTACTATCCCATTCCTTAAATACCTTATTTACAAGTCCGTGCTTAGTCATACCTACTTGTTTCATCGGAGCAGATGTGCTATCAATCAAAAATTCTAACACATGACCATCACTTGCATGAGCATAGTTAAGTTTGTCGGTATGTCTATTGGACTTAATATCGCCAATAATTACAGGTATTAACTCACCATTGTCTAAATGAATAATAAATTTGTCGCCTATATCGCCCCAATAACTGCCCATAGCCACAACATACCAGTTGCTCCGATATATTAAAAACCCTTGTTCATCTACACATACATATGGGTCTTGTTGGAGTTTGTATTGCTTGCTTGCAGTGTTTGTAATGGCTCTATAATCCATATAAGTCATCTTTTGTGAGTTACCAGTTTCATGTGTCCACATTTCGTAAAGTTCACATGAATACTCTGTTACCTTTTGGTTTGTATCGATTTCTGCATAAACCTGTGGGGCAAGAATTACTAAGAAAAAGATTAAAGTTATAGCAACAAGAATCAATGTGAATCGTTTATAAAACTTATCCTTCATATTCACCCTCCTTAAAAATAATTGGCATAACTAATCCCACAATAATTTCTTGTTCGTATATATATATTGGAGATGCATCCCTATTCATTTGAGTTTTAAAAGTCGGATTGTCAAAATTCTTCAAAAACTTTTCATTAACATACTTATTCCCAATTTTTACACAAGATATTTCTTTTTTTTGTCGTTCAACTTTACGATATTCATTTGACTTTTGTACCTCAGGCAAATTAATAGATGCTTGAAAATTTTCAAGATTGCTCATTTCCCTATTGCCAAGCATTTTTTCTACATCGAGTAAAAATGTATTTTTAGGGATGAAATACATAACATACCCATCTGTAGATATACCCACAGTTTCTTCATCATAATACCCCATAAAAAGCTTTTCATCCTTTAATCTCGCCTTAATTACCTCGTTATAAATCTTCGCTAGTTTCATTTTATACCTCCTAAAAATTCAATCCCATAACCGCATATCTTGCTGCTGTTGGGTTATTATCAATATATCTCTTTGTTGTTCTAATGTCTGCATGACCTGCAATTTCTTGTAAAACTGGTAATGTTACGCCCTTTTCGGCTAATATACTAATCGTTGTATGTCTTGTTGAGTGGCAGCTAAAGTTTAAAGCTTCAACATTAATTCCTGCACGCTTGGCAAGAAGCTTAATTGTTTTATTGAAATTTTGCTCTTGCATTGGCTTGCCTTGATTACCGATGAAGAGGTTATCATATTCGCTTGACTTGCGGGTTTTAAGGTACTCGTTTACCGCAACTTTTGCGTCATCATTAAGATAACAATATCTAAACTTATTGCCTTTACCTATAACCTTGATTACACCCTCAGAGTTAAGGTCGTTGAGCTTAATATTTAACAATTCTCCAATACGCATACCTGTATGAAAAAGCACCATAAGCATTGCTTTTTCTCTTGGTGTACGAGATTGACGGACGATTGCTTTAACTTGTTCTGTGTCAAGTGGGAGCTTCTTTTCGTTATTGACCTTTGGGGTCTTTTGCTTCTTGATTCTCATATAAGTTTCACTATCAATGTCGCCAAGGTCGAACAAAAATCCGATAAATCCACGAACTGCCATGATTTTCTGATATTGTGTAGCTCCTGCTTCACCTGCGATTGTAGACGTCCACGATAAGTAGGATTCAAGCGTGATAGTGGCACAAGTTGATAAGTAGGATTCAATGTTTCTACGATATGCTTTTTTGGTGTTTTCAGATTGTAATGTGCTAATGTATAAATTTAATTTGTTTTCCATTGTTTTGACCTCCTGTTGATATACTAAGTATAGCAGATAAGCTTTGGGATGTCAAGATATTTTTTTAATTTTTATAATAATTCATATTCGGCATCTTCGTATGATGTAAAAAAATCATTATAGTAATCTGACACATATACATCTTTAAGTTCTTCACTATATTTTTTAATAATACTAAGTGTTATATAATCTTCATCGTCATAAAGTGCCTTATATAGTCCTACAACCTTACCTTCAACCACTTCGCTATTGTCAATAAAATACACAATATCACCGACAGCACATGGAAACTCAATTAAGTGTCTTGATTCCTCTAAATCTTCGTAATGTTTAATTTTGTAGTATATATCATGCCATCTGGTTGGATTGTCCTCTGTCAAAGTAAAAAATTCATTAATTTCTTTTGATGTAATGATTACATCACCCTTCGTTAATCTTTGCATCCTTACTCTTACCTCCACATATTACAACTTTCTAACATTGTTCTTCACCTCCTAATGTATCCATAATTTCAAGCCCAACCGGGAGCCAACATGTTCTATCTAATAGCTTTTCCCCATCTGTATATGAATAAATTTCATAGTCATATCGCTTGAGCAATGCAATTAATTCGCCATTTAACATAACAGACTCATAAATCTCATTTTGATATTTGTGAGTTCTTTCTGTATAGAAATTATCATAATCAGATTCATCAATCTTACTTAGTATCTCTCCATAGTGCTGAATATCCCACCAAAGCTGCTTAATTTTATCGTTCATTTAATACGCCCCATTTCTTAATTATCTCGTTCAATTCAATCGGTTTGTATCCAATCCGCTCTACACTCACACAAGCAGCATTCATTGTTAAATCCTCGTATCGTAAATCATCATGCACATGACCATAGATGTTAAAGAACGGACAATTTCTGTTCATAAACTCAAGCGGTGCATGAGATAATACGACAAAATCATGTATAATAATTGGATATGGTGATACAAACTCAAATCCTGCCTCTCGATACCACTCTTGCCTATACCTATCGTGATTGCCCAAAATGAGCCTTTTTCGACCTCTAAGCGATTTAATTATAGATTTGGTATAATCCTTTGATTCAAGTGCAAAATCGCCTAAAACCCAAACTATGTCATCATTACCCACTGTCATGTTCCAATGATTGATAAGCGCATCGTCCATCTCTTCAACATTTTCAAATGGACGATTGCAATATTGAATTATATTTTTGTGACCGAAGTGGGGATCTGCTATTACGAACGTTTTCATGTTATCCTTTCTAAAATCGACTTAATGAAGTTTTAAGCGATTTTTATTCCTTTCTCGACTAATTTATTCACTTTTATATTTTCGTGGCTTAGAGAGTCGTTTCCCTATGATTATCTCCTTTATTTTAGGTAAGCGTGTGGAAACGTGTGGAAAGTCGAGTGATCATTACACATATCCACAACACCTGCTTCGTTTGAGATTTTGGAAATCAATTTTAGTGTTTGTCGATAATGCGCTATATCGTAATCTGTTCTTTGTGGTCATTTAAGATGTAGCCTTGTAAATCTTTAAGAGCTTCAGGAACTTTACGATTAGCAATGAGCCACAAAATTACAGTTTGGTAATTCAATTCCAAATCCGAATTTTCAATTTTAATTTTCGAGTCTGCATTTTAGTTTTCGTTTTTCAAATTTAATTTTGAATTTTCATTTTCAATTTTCATTTTCGATTTTGATTTTCATTTTTGAATTTCATCTCCATCTCTCCATTTCCATTCTAAAGTTGCAATTTTTTTTGCTATTTTACTTGCTTCTTTATAATCTCTATTTGTACGAGATGCCTCCCATTTGTTATATAATAGATTAAGACACCCATTATTCTTTGATTTATTACACAATGGACAATTATCGCAAACACTATTTAATTCCACCTCATCCGCATCTCTGCTTAAGTTAAGTACATCATTATAAAAACAAGCGAAACAAAAATTATGGTCATTCATCATAGTTACATATCCGCTATGTTTTTGCCCAATGATTCTCGACTCTAAAAATTCATATTTATGTTTATCGGGATGTTCTGCAAGCCATTTCCACATTTCTTTGTGCCAATCCGAAATAAGTTTACGCCTAAACATAACTTTACCATCATATGTTACTTGAATATCAGTGCCATATTCAGCTTTTGCCCATTTGGCATATTTACGTAGTTTTTGCATGTTGGTTAATGCTTTCATTTTATTTGTCTCCTCCTTATTGATTTTGCTATATTATAACCGATATTGGTATGTATGTCAATAGAAAAATAAAAAAATTAATGGTAAGTATGATGACTGATTGATTATTATATTATATTTTAGACTAAATGATACTTACCGATTATACTTCTGGGCAAATGTTTGTTTCGTTAATGGGAAATTTTTTATCTCCTATTTTTCCCAAAATTTGAAAATCAAACCATGTAAGACAATTTATTGTATTATTTACAGTAATTTACATAAATGGAAATAGCTTATAAAATTGTTGCTTCCTCACATTTTTACCAACAATTTACAATGGTAATTTTTACCTGCAAAATCCTAACAAAAAAGGAAGCGATTTCCACTCGCTCCCGTTGGTAAAATTTTACTGTAATTTTTTTGCAAGGTGAGTGTTTGCGCCAAAGCTCCCATTTTTTGGCATTCCTATAAACTACCTGCGCATTTACAGTATAATTTCGTCTTATTATTTTTTCTTACGTCAATTATAGTATAGCACAAAATTTAAAAAATGCAAGCATTTTTTTTCATACAATTTATAGGTATTGATCTGGATGCAGCAATTACCACTGTAATAATTTTACTTGTAATATTTGATACTTAAAAGCATATATAATACCAAAAAATAGGAGCTTTATTTTGCGTTTTAAGCGACTTTTTTTGAAGTTTGATATAATTATACCTAGTAATCATGTAATTTTATACATAATTTATTATATAAAAATATTGATCTTTCAATGTTTTAGGTTATAATTATACAAAAAATTGTATAATACACGCAATATAAAAGAAAATATATATAAAAAAAATAGGTGCGCATTGTATTAAAATAAAAACATTAAAAGTCAACTAAAATTTTAAAAAAGTAATTGACTTTTTTCAAAAACTATATTACTATTATAATAACAAAAAACAAAATATATAAAACAAATTGAGGAGGTACAACATGACATTATCAACTATTAAAAAACAAATTATTGCCGAAAATAAAAATCGGTGTAAAACGACCCTGGAGGCAATCGAAACTAGGGAGGAAATACTGCAACGCGAAAGTACAGCAACACGCTGGAAACAATATCAGCAACATTATATTACGTATCCAGAAATAATGCGATATACCACTGAACGCATCGAACGGAAATATCAAAAAATATTAGATACACAATTAAAACAATTAGCAGAAATCGAAAACGCCGAAAGCCCAGAAGAAATTGTAATCCGGGTTGACTGGATAAAATCCAAAACATGGGGCTATAACCCGCATGCAGAAATAACCGATGGTAAAAATAAATATTTCAGTAATGCTAGTGGCTGCGGCTATGACAAACGGACAGCGGCGATTGCGCAAGCTGCTAACCAGTCAAACAGGATTTTGCATATTTTAGCAGAAAAAAAAGAGTTCGAGCTGAAGAACGGGGAAACAGGTTCTAATCATAATTTAATCGGATACGGTTCTGGGTACAATGCAATTCCGAATTTAGAGGGCGGTGTAGGCATTTCCAGTTTTAGGAATATATTTGAACGTTGCGGCTATGTTTGGCACGAATATAGCGGCACAACATATGATTTATATATTTTGACAAAAAAAGAAAGTGAGGCATAAAAAAAATGAAAAGTAAAACATTAAAACAATATATTGAAACTGCAATAGACAACAATAATTTTTATTCACGTGGTATTTGTAGTACAGTGTCAATCTGTATTGCGTTTCCGGAAACTAATTTCCACGGTGATATTATTGATCAAAAAATCTGGGATATGCAATGTGACACATGCGGCGCGAATGTAGTATATACATGGGTATATACGGGCAAAATTTTAAAAGCAAGACGCCAAGTAGTAAAATATGGGAAGAAACAGGGCACGTGTGATGGAGGAGACTTGGTACCATATATTACAAAATGTGGCAGAAAATATTGGTTAGATGAGTTTATTATGAGCGTGTAAGCAGGAGGGAACAAAGCATGAAACGGCAGCAAGTAACCATGATGCAAATTGTAAAAAGTTTACAAACGATAAAAGCCGAAAGCCTATTAAATGACGGCGTAAAACTACAGATTGAATATATACCCAAAACGGCAGAAATTAAACTGTTTACGGTTAGGACGAAAAAAATCCATGCAGGAAATGGAAATATTACAGAATAGGAGAGAAAAATGAGTAACGATAAATTATTATTTACAAGAAAATACAATGGGGAAACATATAAATTCTATTTGTGTACTATGCTTTCATGGATTGATGGGCAACCGAAAAAATATCTGTCAATTGAAACGCCTGCAAAATGTTTCGGCTATCCGGATCATGTACATTTCGATAATAACGGGAGCCCCTATACGCTGCATCGTTATTTACAACCGTGGATTTTAAAAAAAATCAAAGAGGCAGTTATTAAAATGGGCTATGAGGAATATATGTTTTAAGAGAATAGAAGCAGTTAAAAAGTATTTCAGAAAAAATGGTAAAATATAATAATAAAATTTATAAAAAAGAATGGCAAGCAATAACTATTGCATGTATCCAAATTGCAGGAGGAGCAGTCTTGTTAGGCGTTGGAATGTTTGGCACAATGTTTCTGCTCTGGATAATGGGGTAAAATATAAATGAATGGAATCGGTGAAATGAGCCGAAATATAAGAATGTGTCAGATTGAATATATACCAAAACAACTTATGATTGTTCTGGGCAGATGGTATTAGTTGTAGGAACGGCGGTATGTATGTTTGTCGTTGCGTACGGGATGCAGTAAAAGGGAAAACGCTTGCAAGTGCAGGCGTTTTTTTATTGGAGAAAATTAAAAAAGTTTGAAAAGGGGATTGACAAAAGCAAATGTTTATGATAAAATAAGAATATAAATTGAAGGAGGGGAAAATGATATATTATTTATGTAAAGAAGCGTTTTTAACGCTTGAAAGAAAGCATAGAAGAGAAGCAGGGCTTAAAATTTTAACGCCTGCGGAAGAAAACAAAAGATATGAAATGTTTTTTGTCGGAGAAACGTATCCATTGACAGAAAGTGACGCGATTTTAGTAGATAACAGTATTTACCAGACAATGCAATACCTTCAAAACGAAGGTTTTGACACTTGTAATTCTGAGATTTGCAAAAGGGAAATTGCTTAGAAGAGGCGCAAGCCTCTTTTTTTTTATGCGTCAAATAGTATTGAAAACTAGATAGTGTGGTTAGGGATATTATATGTAGTGGTATGTATTATAATATAATATAATATATATAATTATATATATAACAGATAGCTGGGCGTTGCTATAAATGACAAGCTTTAAAATCGTTCGTGCTTTGGGGTATGGGGTGAATGGGTGATAATGTTTGGGAGGGGTCGAACATTACGCCTCGTTAACGTATGCCGCTTTGATTTTTAACACATTCCGTAATGGTTGAAAATTCAACTTTTGTAAGAATCTGACAGCCAAATTTAG